CCACCCCCCATTTCTGGAGAGTGGGCCTTAATATAATGAACCACGCCTTTCGACGTAGCGTGATATGCTTTCCCTTTTATTCCGACAGATAAACCAGAGGGAACCTCCTTTCTCTTAGCTAATAAGGACTTAACCGAATACTAGATAATCATACTCTCTTTTAGCCACCGGCCATTTAGTGGGGCTGGTAGCTACACCCTTATGAAACTCTTGCATTGCTTCATCTCTACCGCAAGCAGAGCAAACATAGATAGCATCCTGCCATTCTTCCCTAGTGGTCCGGCTTAAAGCGTTAATCTCCTCGGGGACCATCATTTCATAGTCACCGCAACGTGGACACTCATTCATTGTATCAACCTTTCTATTGGTGTATATCATCAGTAGAAGGATTAAGGCGCATCAAATACCCCGGCCCGTTACCCTCCATATCTTGGCTAACAGCCATTGCAATAAGATGCTTGTGATCATTAGAGTTCTGCGCTATATCAAAAACGAGAACGGGCCACAACTCTGTGTACCCACTCACAGTATCTTCATCAACATACGCATCAACAATGACCATACCCTTCAAGGTATCAAGCTCTGCCTGCAAATACTCTTTATCTCTAGGATGACTCATGACCCGTACGGCTCCCTTACCCATGTCTGTTCTGCTTTGTAAAGTTTAGGAGTTATGCCAGTGTAGTCAACCTTCCACCTTACACCATCTTCACCACGCCATATCAAATGCCCCGTTGCAAAATGACATACAGCACGAAGGAAAATCTCTTCATCACCGCTCTTCGTATAATAGTCCTCCAAGCGCAGCCCAACACCCTCGTCTTCACTACACTCAAAGCCAAGAAGTTCAAAGACTTCCTCTACACTCTCAACTGTTTTATCATAATCAGACGGCATCCAAGAGAACCACTTCTCTCCATCAGAAGAACCACCACCCTTCAAATGGTCATAGTCGTTAAGCCCCTTCAATACCCCCAATGCCTGATCGTAGTGTATTGCAGGCAAGAACCAAGTGCTCTCTTCTAATGTAATATAATAACCCATAACATAACCTCCAAATAATATTTTCGTTACGATAATTAAATATTTAACCTACGAATGTTTAGCCTACTCATTCAACCTCACAATCGTGACCATACGCCCACTCCTCAGCGTCTGCTTCATCTAGCAAATTAAACACACGATGACATTCAGGGCACTCGCAATTGTACTCCAGCATTGACTATCCTTTCTCTCGTTTAGTTATGTTCATGCTTCGCGCACTCCCAATGCTTCTCTCCACCGCCATGATAAAACAGCCATGCCGCAACTCCAACATTACCTCTAGGGTCCATGATATGAAAACCAGAAAACCCTGCCTTAGCTGACCTTTCCTCCCAATACTTAGGTAGATGCTGAAACCAACCGCTAGCATTCGTAGTTTTATTAACAGCTTCGCTCCATCTATCATCAGGCTGGCCGCTAGACTCACAAAACGCTATATCAATAGCCCACCCCCAGTCTTCCACCCCAAAATACTCTATCACCAGTTCTCGCAGAGTGGGCATAACATATATAGACTCGCAAACCTCATCAGGCTGGCATATCGCATTCTTATTCTCATCCGCCCACCTATCATAGTCAGTTTCAACATATGTAATCGTTGCCGGAACCCTTACTATTGTTGTAGTCACAACAGGAACCGTTGTAGTCACAACAGGCGGCACTGTAGTTACAACGACATGGGTAGTCGTAGTCGTTGCTATACTCGTAGTAGCTGGCACCACACTAGTAGTAGTGGTATTAGCAACAACATTAGTGGCAACCGATGTAGCCACCACTTCTTGCTCAACCGGAGCGACCATCTTTACGTCTGTGCTATTTACAGACTGACCAATAAAGATGGACGCAACAAGCGCACAAGACAGGGCCACCAGAAATCTTCTCATAATTCTGAACATTAACCAATCCTAACAGTAGGGGGCTTCTCCGGTAAAAGATTCAAGCTTGTCATCATCTATGTGTGTATAGTTGACACCCAAGGTGCGCAACATTTCTGTCAAAGACATCTTTCTTCCTGACTCCCTATTGCGCTGCATAAGACTTCTCACCTTGCGCCGCTCCTTTTCAGAAGTCCCACCCCAAATACCAAACTTCTCCATAGAGCGAAATGCATACTCAAGACATGGCTTAACAACAGGGCAAAACTTGCAATAACTCTTCAAAGCAGCAAGAGACTCTCCTCTGCCGGGAAAGAAAGCATCCGTATCCAAACCCCTACAGGAAGCACGCCTTCGCCACTCCATGTCCATGCCAACTTCAACAAAAACACCTATCTCCATATCATTTTCCATGATTGCCCCTTATCTTTGCATAGATATTGTCTAGAGCGTCATTAATTTGCTCCCAGCAACTAATGCATCCACCATACTTATGCATAACGTACTGATACTTGCTGCCGGGAAGATTCATTACATCATCCATCTTGGCCACTATTTCATCCTCCATAGCAGACAAATCTCTATGTGATACGTGAATCGACATATTTTCTCCTAGTACCATATCGCAGATCCGCCATAATTAGAAACGAATCTTAGCCACTTAATTGCATACATATACATATTAGCAGCATCCTCCGGGTCTGCATCTGGTTCTTCCTTAGCAATACCAACCATAAACTGTTCGCGTCTCTCTGATAGCCAAGTAGCCAACTCCGAGCAATCACCAGGACTAATACCTTCAGTCTGATTGTTAATACCATTGCCATAGAAGTCAACAAGATGGCCATGAATGCCAGTAGTTAGATCTTCACCAGAATTATTAACCACCTCTATCAAATAGTTACCCATCTTTCCACGGTACCAACAATTCAAACCAAACATTCCATATACGGCACCCGGCTCATTACCCAAAGCATCATACCAAGGGCACTTGCCGCACGCTTGCATGTTAGAACAATGCGAGCCCTCAGGTGAATCGGCAAAGATTACACCATGATCAGCCTCGCATGGATATTCAACAGGCATATTATCCAAACCCATAACAGCTATCTCCCTTCCCTGCAATACCGGCCAACAGTTTTACTGCTCACACCAATATCAAGGGTGCGATTCAAATAATCTGCAACCTCAGCATAACTCATCTTAGCATGACCACACTTTGGGCACTGATTACGCAGAGCCAGGAATATTGCTTTAAACTTTCTAAAGCTTCCCGGCGTATCTATAGAGCGATATCTGGCGATATCCTTCATCTCAATAATGTCACCGAATGCACTACTCATTATTTTTCCTCGATTCTTTCTTCGTTGTCTGTTGTTTCACTTAGATCTGTCCAACTAGCATGCTTGCCAAACATCATACGAAAATATGCATGCCCTCCATCAACAAAAACCTGAAGGTTTTCGTCCTCACACTTGCACACAACAAAGTCATGCCTATGGACAGACTCAATCACCTCATTGCAGTTATTGCACTGTACAGCATTTCTGGTGATAGTCATGCTACGCTATATCCTTTCAACTCACGGGGCTTGGTCTTCTTAACCTCAGTTTCATCCTTACCCCTGGCTTTAATGACTTCCTCATAAGTAGGCGCACTGTCTATATTTATCATCAAAGGATCAGACATCACTCAACCTCCAACACTTGCTGGCCCTCGATCTGGATACCGTTCTTCCTAAATATGTCAGGGATGCTCAGCCCCTCTTTATCGCAAAACTCAACCCACTCATGCTTGTGGTCTTTGCTAAGAAAGCCCAAATGATAAGCAGCCTCCTTAATGTCTTGATGTGAAGGATATGCTTCAGCATCAGGGCAAATCTCTACCCCTGCATCTACCATTGCTTCATATATCCTCCCAGACCAATCAAACTCATCCTGAGCAACCATTTCCGGCGCATTCTCTTCTATGTCTTGCATGATTTCCGTATACTCAAGATCGGAATAATCTGACTCATCAAGTATCGGATAACTCATAAGCGCCTCTAAGGTTTCACATGTCTCAATAAAGGCCTCGGTGATATTATCAACATCCAAGCCATTATCTGGATCCTTGAGGACACGAACCACGGTACGATCAATACTACCCACCGCCCAATGGCTATAGTTTTCTACTCTAAAGTCATCCGGGTATATTCTAACAATATTATCATGAAAGGATCTAAAATTAGATCTTTCTGCAATGCCACTACCGGGAGTTACATCAATACCCGCGAAGCCCCACGACTCAAACATATCGTCAGACCCCCAGTATCCGAAATCCTCTGGTTTTGACATAGACTGTCTAGCATAACTAAGCAACTCTTCATGATCTATCATTGTATCAGCTAGCTTTGTCATCATTATCATCTCCATATCGCTCATCTATCTCTCTGATCTTACCTTGTAGTTGATCCACATCCACAGACTTAAACATTGCTTCCATATCCGGGAGAACATTGCCATAGAAGTGATAGGAATACCCCTGACACACCTCCGATGGCTCAAGCCCCTGCAAATCTCCCATATATTCAAAAATATATCTACAATGACTAAGCAAGGCGCCTACGAGCAACTCTTTGTTTGGATACGGCTGAGCATCCTCCACAGCTTTCATATCGCCAAAAGAGAAAGCCACAATCATTTCCAATGACTTGAAATATGATTCACGCATAGATGCTTCTAGAAGCTTCGCAGCCTCCTGAGGCGTTACTTCGTTCTTGTCGGGGCTCATTACTTTCATTCTCCTCTTGTTTGATTGTGTTAACCACTTCTATCAATGCCATATGCACACCAGTCTCCTTCAGCAGTTGCACATATTTGCGCAATGGTTGAATCCAGAACTTCACACAATCCTCATCATAATGAACCCCCGAATGGCACGAACTGCACAGAGATATTAAGTTATTGAACCTATCCCTTCCGCCCATATTAACGGGCCTAATATGATGGACTTCAAGCTGCGTATCTAAATCATCAACACTCGTTAAACACATCCTGCATGTCCACTGATCTCTCTCTCTAACCTTGTCCTTTAACTGGGGACTTATGAAGCGCCTCTCACGCCCCATTCTTTTCTTGACAGACATTCTCGCTCACCCATCCAATCTACTATATGCAATATTAGGATCCTTGCTTATCAGCCTACTAAACGCCCCACCTATAGATTCCGCCCAAATGACAGACACTACAAGACTGTTATCCACAGAAGGGTAATAGTACTCAGCACCAGAAATAAAACTCACGTAGAGTGACGATGAACCAACTCCCGGCTTAACATCAACAGAGATACGCTTAATAGTGCTACTATCCTCAACATTACACTCTAGGGTTCTCATATCTTTTCCTCATCTTTCATACGATCATAGGCCATGTCGCCTACACCAAACCACCAATCAGAATCGTATTCATCAACATGTCCACACTCATCACAAGAAGTTGTAATAACTTTTTGATACATCTCGCAACGATGCAACGTGTCTTCCTCACACAGCCTACATTCTACTTCCTCCTCCCATTCTTCATCAGCACCCAATATAGCATATTCTCTACCAGTAACTCCCGGCGGATAGTTCCATCCAAAATTAGTCATAGCACTTCCTCCTCCTTCTTTCCCTCTAGCAAGTTGAAGATATCTCTCCAAGTAAAACTCGCTGACCCTACAGCGAGATCTTCAGTATTGGTAATATTGCTTCTCGATGCATCAATCACAACCCCAATAGGTCCAAAGCTAACATCTAGCAACTCAGCACCTTGAAACTCTTCCAAGTCATCCATTAAGAATGCAAACCTGTGAATTGAAATTTCTTCTGTTTCATTAAATATCGTAGCCATAGCTATACTCTCTCCTCTGCAAACGGTGAATGCAATGATGCAATCCAACAATCCATAGTCATAAGAATCTCACTATACTCAGAATCACACGAATACCACAGATAAGCATTATCGAATGAATCAAAGGGGCCGAACACTTTCCACCCGCAAGACAAATCGCCAACACAGGCGATATATTTATCATCAAATTCACCTGGCTCACTGATGTTAGCATTATGCCGCCTCAATGGAACAATGAATCTGTGCTCTCTATATTTCTCCCCGAATGGATCAGAGTACCATTCAATAGCGTCACTCAAGCAATCAAAAGGGCCATAAGAGACAAATCCATTACGAAACTCACCAACCCACACAACATATTCACCATCCCTTTTAGATGGCGGTGGCCATTTATGTCTTCCCATAATCAACCAACCTCCTTGACATCAACAATATTAAAATGTATAGGATACACCTCATTTAGATAATCCAATATATCCTGCACAAAAGCTGCAGAATCGTCAATTGTATAACCATCCCATGGCTCCATAGTCACAGGATCAATACGTAAAGCATCATCACCAATTATTGCGGCCTCAATTGTAACCACATGGCACAACGTATCGGCACCTTTATTCATATCTACCTCCGTCAAATCAGAACCACTAATTACCTCAGCCATCAAATCTTCTCCCATTCTGTAGTAATAACAATCGTGAGATTACGACACTCATCTAAGTCGATATTAAACTCTCGACCAAACTCTCTAGAATAATCCATCATACACCGTCTATATTGAGATGATATTGAGATGATCATAGTTCTCATCAGCAAACATGTAAAATATTGTGCTTGGCTCAATATACTCAACACAACGTTCAGCAAGGATTGTGCCATTCTGAACCTGAAAGACACCGGTAAAACACATCCCCGGCTCCTCATATCTCAAGTCAAATAGAACTTTAGGAAACAGTGTGCTGATATGCTCAATTCCAGCCTCTGGCGGTGACCATGCGCTATCAAATTCTATCATGGCTTTACCCATACGATCATCCACACCCTCAGAGTCGCTATGACTCTGCACGATGCGAGCATCATAGTCGCCCCACTTAGTTCCCCACTTAGCATTGCACCAATCATACCAATCACTATATCCATACTCATCCATATTGGACTTTTTAGCCCGCTCGTTAACATCATCTCCACTACCGATAGTTGCCTTAACTTTAGTCAAAGCCTCTGGGATTGGATATAGATTATCAAGTATCCCCACAGTGCCATCTTCGTTTTCGATAGCACCGATGAACTCATCAATATCGTCATATGGTCCAACAACCGTCAATGTGTTATTGCAATGGTTTGGCATTATTCATCTCCATGTTCGCTAGTAGTTTCAAGTGACATTTCAATATAATCAATCTTGCTCATCACACCGTTCATATGGCCTATCAACCACTCTGGCGGCTCATCCTCTGTATCTACAAAAACACTCCTAAAGAGGCTGACCTCCTTCTGGAGACCTATCAGCTCCTCATTCATGTAATCATAATATGCATCTGTCCCAACAGCAGGCATTCTCTCCATAAACGATTCTTGAATCTCAGCCTCAGATGGCAGCCTGCTTTTATCAGTAAGACACTCCTTCTGTCGAGCGAGACCTCTTTGATGAGTCTCGTCCATAATCTTACACAAAGGAACAGCAATCTCTGCTGCACCCTTTAAAAAGGACGCCATCATGTAGACCAAATAGGCGGGAAAAAGATCTCCGTCCATTGATTCACACAAAGCTTCAAATTCACTAAATTGTCTATATTGACTATCATGATTGCCGTCCTCATCGACATATTCATCAAAAAGAAAACTTTTTGTCATATCTAACAACCCCTCCCCGGCTTTTAAGAATGCAGCCTTATCTGCCTCATTGTCAATCAAAGCAGCAATCTCACTATCCCAGCCATTATTAGTAGAATCGCTTATAGTTGAATCTGTCCAATCAGACATTGCCGACCTCCTCATTGTCTATATTGACTATACCGGTAAAATGTGGCTTGATGTCATCAGTGCCACCATCAAAACGAACCAACGCTCCGTATTCAATATCACAGAACGCTGGCGTGTTTCTCAAATAGCCGCTACCGCTATTCTCATTACCATCAACCACCTCTACCCACATTGATTCACCTGCAAAGCCAGAGTTGCCTGCCGGGAAACTAATAACCTTTACAAGCGTGTTTCCATCATCATCAATGATCTTCCAATTGCCTATTTGCTCCACAATGCTCCTAACATCCATCGATGGCCGAAACAATGTTGCCAATGTCCCAGCGCTCATAGTCTCTTAGCTCATCATGTTCTGCAGTGCCAGCAAATACAGTCAACGCTGACGACAAAGACTCTGCTACAACACGGTTCATAACGATGACAACAAGATCCTTACCACTCACAGCCTCAATCATTGTCATCATCCTCAATAACTTCCCATATGTCAGTTCCCGGGATTAACCCCATAGCGGAGCCATTATCCCAAGCTACAATCATAGTTCCCGCATCATCTTCGTATTGAACAGTGCCAGTATCGCCACCGATAAGCCTGGTATAGGGATCAGTTGTCATAATAAGCTTAACCCTGGTTCCTGCCATCTCTCTATTCAGCATTTAAAGTCAGCTCCTTAAGCTCTATCTTTAAGTCAACCATCAATCCGTTTATGTAGGACCACTCATCGGTTCCACTCCGAAGCTTGTCTGCGGTCCTTCTCATCATCTCTATGTGATGAGAGAGGTTATTTTCCTGAATGCTACTCACTATCAACCCACTCCTTTAGCGAATCAACAATAGCTCTTGCTTGACTGCCTCTACCCATACAACTACGATACTGGACACCCACGTTCCCAGCAATATGGTAAAGGAATGTGAGATTGTAAACGCCTTCAACCTCATTTACAACTTCACCATCTTTAAATATTGTAGACTTACCACTGCTCAAATCAGATTCATAAGTCTGGATCAAACTGGACACATCGAACCCCTCATAGTACTCTGGGGCCATGATGGTGTGCCCATCGCCATAAATGATCTCATCATCAATAGCTTTCTTAATTTGCTCTTTTGTATACACAATCATCCCTTCTAGATAATAGATGCTGAAACATCTGCTGTTGCACTTGGCGTTGTACTTACAACCGTGGCAGTGGTAAGATCAACATCAGGCGTAGGATCAACCATCGTAGGCTGTTCAATATCAACAACTTCTACATTAATAGCAAGCCTCTTGCCAGCATATGCAAGATTGCGCCCAAATATCGCACCAAGATCAAGATGCTGCTCCAGTATGACCTCGATGGCACTTCTAAACTTCTCGCCAAGATAGCAAAGATCTCCCGTTCCAACGCCATCAAGCAAGTCGCCTATTTTTTCCTCAATATCAATATCTGCAGCTAGACCACTTTGGATATATCTATCAATCGCATCAACCAAAGAATCATCAACTGCAGTCAATATAGCATCATCGATATAGTCAATGAAATGCGGTACAAGATCGCTCGCAAGATCATCATAATTTATATCTACATCAAATGCTGCATCCGTTTGTGTTACATTAATTGTCATTTTTTTGCTCCTTTAGCATTTCTTCATGGTTTATCCAGTTAGCATCAACAGTCCTCACAGTAGCACCATGAGGGTTATAGAAAAATTCTTCGTCTACTCCAATCACACCATCCTTTGTTGAATATTTAAAGATTCTTGCAAACCAATTTGACGGCCTGAAGCCGTGTATCCTTTCGCAAATACTATTAGCAGTAGAAACAGCAGCAGGCACAGAGCTTCTATTAGCCTTAGTAATAGGGACCTTGACTGCATATCTATACTCCACAATATAATAGTCCTCAAACGCTCCCATTAGATAACCCTCATCGCTTGCCACAGCATATAACCGATAAAAAAAGCAGTAAATGTATACACGCAACGATAAAAGACTACGCCATCTATAGCTTCACACACTCTATCAACCAACTTATCAAAATGTGTTTCCTCTTCAAACCCATCTTCTTCCGCCCAACCATATGGTGCATTCATTGCATCCTCCTAAGTTGCTAAAATCAATGGCACTATTATTAGAAGTCCTATTAGAAGAAATATCGGCAAAATAGCCAAAACTATCACTCCAGTAAAGGAGATCATTATCCAAAACCTTATTGATAAGAATAGCACTACTTCTCCTTATCATAGTAAGGTATTGACTTGGGATGCCCGTTCAAATACTTCCTCCAATACTTGTTGTATCTTGACTTAAAATGCTCCTTCCAAGCAGGCCTCATAGCCCCAAACGGAGTCTCATCATCAACATGATAGATATTTCTTACAGCCTCAACAAATGGCTCGAACTCATTTAACTGAAACAGTTGCTCCAACTGGAAGTCCACCCGCTCCAGCAAGTCCATCGAATCATTTACAGAAGATTCAAACTCGTGATAGACAACACACAACACATAGCACATCATGTAATATGATGTCTCATCAGAAAACCCAATAGAGCGCAAACTCCTAAGGATACTATTGAACCCCTTATGACGATGACTGCCGATCATAGTAGATATTAGATGCAAGGACGTTACTGCATCCTGCACATCCACCATACCTTCTGGTGCGCTATCATTACTACTCACAAGGCACCAAGCTATTCTCCAAAACTAGGCCATAGAAACCCCCAGTTTCAGCGTCTGCAATATAGCAATGCTTCATTGTTCCATTCACAGGACACCCCGGAGGCTGCACCTTAACAACAACAGTGCCAGCAATACATGACGTTCTACCGTCATACAAGTCATGACCTATAGGATCATATACATATAGTTTCTTACCGACCATCATAAGAATCCGCCTCATAACTTGCAATAATAGCAGCCCATTCTTCCTCGGAAGGAGGAGGTGGGGGCTCATGTATAAGCCTAATATTAAGCTCAACATCTCTCACGGCATCACCAAGAGATCGTAAAAAGTCCCAGTGTTCTTCCTGTGCAATATCATCATATAGATTCATTATCTTCCTCCATGTATGCATCAAGGTCGTCATGACAAACATGACAATTAAGCCAATCAGCCATGTACTCATCTGGCACCAAGCACCCCTTTATCGGGGGATGTGTATGCTTATTTTCCATCATCACTCCACGGCATCTTTGACCGCATTAGCTTTAATAGACCTGGGAGACGTTTAGGGGGAGCATCAAGCATGGCCATCAACTCATCCCACCTCTCTTCATCCAGTATAATAAAACTCTCATCATCTTCCATGTGATCTCCAATCACTATTAGTATAGAACAGTCGGGCGGACAACCTTTGGGACACGATGACGAAAACTCGTTAACAAGTCACTGACCGTAAACGATCAAATGACATGCAGGCTGTCCTTAATCTGGATTAAGGATTACCAGACTTAGCCCGACAAACCGTTAGAGCTATTCGTAATGTGGCCTCTCTGTGGGATAATCCTCTGCGGGCTTCTCTTCAACAAAGCCAGCTCGTTATTCATCACCACTCCTCAAGAATATCTATGATAAAGTACTGCGCTGCATCTTCCCAGATAGCCCACTCTTTAGAGCCAGGGCTGACCTTAAACTCTTTTACGTAGAACCAGTCTACGAACTTGAATACAATGTTTATTATCTCTTTGTCTTTAATGTGGTATAAGACATGAACCGCTGGCCCACCTGTAGCAAGACAAACATCAATAACCCTATGCTCATCTCTTGCAAGCATCATGCACTCTAGATAGTGAAGATTTTCCTCAAGGGCGTCATCATCATCAACATTGTCATTGATAACTTCAAGATAATCACCCACCAATTCGGTATAGCTACTATAATGATCATTGGCATCCTGATCACTCGTTACTTCTGCAGTATCAGTCATTTACTTCACCCCTCAAGGTAACGGTTAAACTCACGGCATTTACGAATAGCATCGCTACTTTTCTTCAAAGTCTCGATATTACGATATCTCTTAGTTGTGGCGCCAGTATCGACAATCACATAATCCTTACCACTTGTCTCTACCTGATAGCGCTGCTTAGACTTAGGAACAACGCGCCTTTTCTTTCTAGCCTTAGCCATAATCAAACCTCCCGGTTCATTGTCGATGTTTCAATATCTTTGAAATCTACCAGATTACCAGAATCAACATCCTCCTGAGCCTCGGCCAAGGACTTCATCCATTCAGGATCGCTAAGTATCTCCATAGTCTCTTCTTCTGGAGACCACGCATACTCGCAACACCGCTCCGACTCGCTGTCGCAAGGATGACCGCCCTTGCTTCTTTCAGAAATGGCGCCAACCTCTCTAGCAAACCATAGAGAACAATCGTGGCAGAAGTGAATAACATCAGGTCCATCATCCAGATAAGTGTCATAGAAGCCACCATAATAACCAATGACCTCGATGTGCAACCCGGCCTTAATCTGAGTCCGGGCACTATGCCCAAGTTCTGGGAACATACTCTTAGTTATTTTACCACAACGATCACAAAAATAGTTGGTATCAGAATCAAACACTACTTCATTCATAGTCCACCTCATCCATATCTAGTAGGACTTCATGTTCATTGTCAATAGTTGAATCCAAGACCACATCAACCCAGAACTGTACGGCCTTCTCATTATCCTCAGGGATATCTTCTGGAGCAGCCCACCATATGTGCTCTAACGATAAGCGTATCTGATCAACAATTTCATCAGAAACAATATACGTTGCTTGAAACGACATATCTGTCATAGCAGTTACACCTCCGTCTTGTTAACTAGTTTAGCCAAATCCACCTTGCTACAGTAGTGCCTGATGATTAGATCACCTAGGCGATTATCTGCAGCGTCGCGGAAAGCCCTAGTGTTATCTGCAGCACCAGTAACAGCATGATCAAGTTCATGTAGCATAGTAGCAATAATTTGCTGCATATTCCGACCTTCAATCAATGCCTGACTCAAAGCAATAACAGTTCTTTTGCTGTCGTCATGCACATTCATAGCCTTACCCTGAATACCGGTATTGTAAGCTGTGCTTTGCATAATCTTTACGGGGATGTTCAATATGTCAGTGTCATATTCAGCGACACTCTCATATGCAAAGTTAAACACCTCAAGATCAATACCATCCAACTCAACAAAGGGAGTGTCATACTCTTCGCCAAGTATGTTTTTATCCATCCACTCCTTAGCACCAGTAGTGTTTAGAAGTTCATACATAGAGTCAGAAACTGGTATAGCTTTACGCCCACGCTCATTCAAATTAATCTCAATCTCATAGAATGCCGCAGCTCTATCGCTAACAAATGCAATATCGCTATATGTCTCATCACAATACTTGGCTGTCATCGCAGCCACAAACTGATTACCGAATGAATCGCTATCTTGAGGCTGAACATCATACCAATGCTGCATCCTGAAAGCGTAAGAAAAGTTGTACTCCCACACGCCGTCAGGCTTACCGCTCTCACTTTCATTGCAGTTGTCAATGATACTATCAACAACCGGCCTTATTCCAGTGCTGTTAGTGTAATGCTCATTCTCACCGATAATCTTAGCAATGGTATATATCTCGTTAGCAGAAACATCACTCAAACGACGCTCCTCATTAAGGCTAACTTCCTTCAAATCATAATCAAACAATGAAGGGGTATCGTCATGCTCAAGCTCTCCACCATAAACAAGAACACCCTTATGGTAGATTCTAACACCATCATAAGGCACAGACATTAGCTTTTCATAAACCTTGTTCCCCCTGCTATCCTCAAAGAGAGGAGTGCGCTCCAAGGAGAAATACTTATCAAAGTTATCAACAACTTCAATAAGACCATCAGAAGCAGTAAGGTAAACAGAAAACTCACCCTCAACAGGAGGTTCAATCTCATCAACCCTGTCAATAGAATAGCCTTCGTCAAACTCATAGTGAGCATCCAGAGCGTTAGCAAAAGCCTCACGGAATATCTGGAAGGGATGATTCCATCCAAGTTCGCCAGCACCCAAAGAATAAGATGAAGGCTTTTTTGTTATATGTCCGTCCATATCTTCATAGACAAACTCGACCAGATCCAGGCCTTCATCATTATCATCAGAAACCTGATACGACATAGTGTAACCACCATGACTATCAAAGCCAGTATTAATCCACTCCAACCCCTCACGCAAAGCGTAAATAGGAGCAAACTTTGTACCAGAACCAAACTGGCCGATAGTAATGTCGCTGTCACGCTTGGTCGATACACCAAGAATCTCCAGATACAATCTGGGCACGCTTGATGTAGTGTTAGTTATCTTAATATAACTCACCATCTACTCCGATCTATTAGTTTCGCCAACGCAGGAATAATGCTCTGATCAGGAATAAAGCGATAGTAGTCACTATCACCCACAAAGAAACAACCAGTGCCGCCAGATTCGTTCAGCCATTCATCCAAAAACTGATGCAACAGCTTACGCTCCTCGCTGTCGATATTCTCAAACAAATGTCCGGGTGGACAAACGTCGGAATGGACAGCGCCACTCTCAGTAGAATATGCTATCTCAGCACAAACCCTAATGGCTTCGTTATTCATATCTATCAGTCCTTTGTCTAGATTACCAGTTCGTTTCTACGAACTGCCATGTTTCCATTGAAACTTTATCCCTATGAAAAGGATCGAGTCCTGCTCCACGCAACTTCTCTGCTACATCATTGTTCAACGAGCAAAGAACGTTGAAAAAATATTGGCCTTGACGCCAATCGCTCACATCGTAACCAAAGTCAAAAGTCTGCTTTGAAACACCTTCAGCAAACTCATTGAATGTCAATAGTGCTGTCATTACTTCTCCCTTATTGTGTTGTTGTGGACTTCATGGCAAGGAGCACAACGAGGATAAACATCAAGCTTAGTATGCCTACGCTCATTACAATCAATGCAATGATACAGGTAAAACGCAGACCCAGAATCATTAAAAACGATATCCTGGACTATCACCTTTTGTGACCAACTCATATTAGCAACCGTACCTTTCTTCCATGCGACGCTCTGCCTCGCTGGAATAGTAGTCATCTATCATGGACTTCAAACTCTTTGCCTGATCGTTTATCTCTTGCTCAAGTTCAGCACCGATGCCGTAATCAGCACTATTAACAAAGTGTGACCAATCGACACTCCAGAACCAGCCACCATTGCAAGAATACTCACAACTAACATCATAAGCGGAGCCGTGCATATACTCATCAAGCTCATCATAAACATCTGCACCATACCTCTCCTCCCACCATTCAGCAGAAGTTCCATCAAAAACAGGATTTGCATGAGTGCCCTTACCACGGCACCTTTCGCATATTGCAGGCTTTAGCGGTATGACTGTATTATCAATGACAGCAACACAACATTCCGGCCGACTCTCGTCAACCATATTGCCATCCCTTATGGATTGTATTACCAGAGAAACAAAACGCTGCTCCTCATTTAAGAAAACACTCTGGTCCTGCGACGTATACACAACTTCGCCATCATAGACATTCGCTTGCATATCGCTTAGTATTATAGTGTTAGCCATTTGACTCTCCTCTTTTCAAGTCTGCTGCTCTCTCTACTTCGTATATCAGAACAGTCTTCAATATTGAACGTAAATGACGAAGCTCTGATTTAAATGAAGGGCTGTGATATCTATCGCCGCCCTCAACAATGTAATTAACAGATATGGCAATCTGTTCATCGAAACCGATCTCAGCCATTAGAAACCCCTTTAGGCGTGTACCTGCTGTTACGCCGAACCCTCTTGTTTCGATTAGTCTTGCGCTTGGTGCTCATGCCATCTCCCCATTGATGATCTTACTAGCTGCTGACTTTTTATCTTCATCCCAGTACTCTAGGGCATTCTTTACATCACCCTCGACATCGAATCCATATTCCATAGCCTCATCATCATCGCTACGAAACTTGTACTCAACTGAAAGATACGAGCCAAAGTCATGGGGAGTGCCTACTATATGCAAATGACCCGACCCTGGTTCTTCACCATAATGTTCAATGATCTGCTCAATAAACATATGAGCTTCTGCACTAGCAAGTCTGGCATAGTTAGCATTACCAACCTGGACACAGCTTTCACCGAAAGGAGCGGTGTCTCCAATATATATTGAATCATACATAGTATTTTCCTTTATGCGTAGTATTTGTTACGCTCGATGCGATTCATCAAACGTCGTTGTTCATCCGCCCATTCAGCGTCAGAAACAGCATTGCACTTATCAATCGTATCACGAAGATCATCAGAAATCTCAAACTCAGTCTTATCTTCATCGCTACGAAAACGATTAAAGATATGCTCAGCCTGTTCTCTCTCAAGCAGGGAATACACTCTACCCCGGTTCTTACCGCTGCGCTTGCACTTACTGCCACGATAAGTCACCATTTGATGGATGTCGATTATATCACCAAATGAACCGTTGTCGTCACAGATAACCTCATTATCACAGTCATCTATAGAAGCTACGATGTCGTCAACATCAATAATGTCACCAAATATAGTCATTTGGGCTGACCTCCATCCTTGTAGTTATTTTCATAGTAACGTGCCGACCTATCATCAATCTCACGCCGACCAGTTACTGCATGACCACCACCCCTGCTTTTAGGCGCACGCATTATTCTCTTAGAATACGCCGTACCATCAGGGTACATAAAGCCGCTAGTCTTATCGCTATCTAGGACCCTAAAGATAGACAAAGCGTCAATCTTGATGTCCTTATCAGTAATAACTATTAGCCTCTTGTCGCCATCTTTATCCAAAGTGTGGATGGCAACAATGCGGCCATAATCAGTACCATTTTTACGAATAATCTTACCGATAAGTTTACGCGCCCTTACACGATTACGCTTATCAGTAATAGCACGCGAAGAAACAGCATCAAAGTTTGCCTTTGATACTTTATTATTAAACTTATAGTTATCTGCTTCGGTTGTCATTATTTCTTCTCCCTTTCTGCTAAAGCTTTCGACTACCGATAAAGGAGAGACTATCATATTTGAGCGGTCGAGTCAAGTATTTCGAGTTCGATCATTAGAATCTGTCGAGAGAAGTTTGAGAGAGTTTGTGCTGGCCACAACGGTTAGCGACAACGGTCAACGACAACGGCTTGCTGCAACTGCTAACGATAACCATTGCACCCATTCCCGCAGCTAGCAGCCGAGGCCAGAAGTGAACGCCAGAAGTTGGCGCCAGAAGTTGGCGCCAGAAGTTGGCTGCAAATGTTCGGCCAATACGTGAAAGGATAAAAGTAATGGCAGATTCCTGGTCCTGGGCGTTGACATATTTGCTCAGTGCCGACATAGGGGTATAAGTTAAAAATAATGGCGGGCGCCGGACTTGATGTCTCTCTGTTGTGATTTGAGTAAACATATCTTCCTTGAGTGGAGTCAAAAGATAAAAGTAAAATAAGGGAGCAACACGGCAATATGTTATAGGCAATACTTATATTGAGTATATATTTCCCTACGGAGAAGGCTTAATAATAAGAGCAACCGGGCCATTAGTCTTACCCTTTCATCAAGTTGAGTATACATTTTTGACATGGAATCATTATCATTACACGTTAGAAGCATCAACAACTTTTAGTGATAGGATAGCTCTGAGCAGTGTGCGCCCTTTATATAGGGGCTTTATATACCCCTTATATGGGTCCACAATAGATACTCTTAACCCGGCATAAAAATAGAGAACAAAAAACCCCCGCAGCGTTTAAGCCACGGGGGTTTTTGGTCTCTAACAGACGAGGTAAGTAATGCTACTTTGAAGCCTTACCAGAAGCCTTACCAGAAGCCTCATCCTTTGCCTTCAGCTCCTTAGTGCGGAAAGCCAATGTCTCTTCGTCAGCACTAAAGCGAATCTCTACATTTACACCAAGCTTGTAAGCCTGAGTGCGAATCCGCTGCTGCCATGAGCCATAAGCATCCTTAGTAACACCCTTAAGCTCGAATGGGCTATGATCATTCTCAAGAGATTCCTTCAAAGCATCTCTAACCATAACCACCTCTTCCGTACTGCGACCCGCACGGGTTACTGCAGGAAAATCATCAATCTTACTGATACTAACCATTTTTATTATCTCCTGTAAATAGGTATGCCGGTAGTGGCACGCCCCAGTATAGCGGGGTGAGAAGCCACCAAAGTGGACCCTAACCTCTTATACGGTATGTTTTTTGGCCGTTAACGTATCAGGCAAGGAGGCAGTCGCTGATCCTCCAAACACATCGGCAAACATACAGTCGATAAATACTCTCGACCAAAGTATCACAAGAGACTCTCGGCCACAAACGGCCAGCTAAATCGTTAACAAATTGAGTGAATTTTTAGTACGTTAAACAAGGTCAAGCCAAGATTGGATCTCATCTGGCATCCCAGCGTCTATCTCAGACTCGCTTCTATCCTCGGTTAGGTTCTTCTTAACCCTATGTTCCGCAGAATCTTCTTCATCTTCGTACAGCTCATGAGAGAATGTCTCAAACTCAATCTCAACCTCTTGATCTATCTGCATGTGTTGCACAGACTGAAACACGGCCCCGGCAACAGCATCAGCAAGATCTTTAGAACCAGATGAAGGGTGATCAATCTTGTTACCACGGAGCAGTTTAAGCTTCAATAGTTCATCCTCAACTAGGATCTCATTCCAATACCCCCGCAATCTCTTATCATAGATAGCCGTCATCAGCGTATCGTAGTCTGTCTTTTTGACGCTATGAAAGTCTGCATTAATACCCATTGCGCGCAGGGACTGAATCATCTCTACCGACTGCCATTGATCAAAGCTTACAATGGCGACAGAGAATCTCCTACACAAGTCCACTATCATCGCTCTGATCTGACTAAAGTTAATCTCTGCACCCGGCTGTGCTTGCCATGAATAAACCAAGTCTACATTAAGCACCGGAAGTTGCTCAGTTCCAAGGCCAGTGTTAATACTCTTCATGCCGGGACAGTGCACCATAGACAATGCAGCACGATCACGCTTGACAGCTAGATCGACATGAATGAACCTAGTAAAATCATCACTGCCATTAAACCAAGACTTGAATGAGCCATCTTCTTCTATGGGGTCCTCAGCAAAGTTGAAAGCATTCCTAACCAAATCCGCATCCCTAAAGAATGCATCCTCCATATGTGGAGGCTCACATTCAAACCTTGCTCTAGCCTCAATTGGATTGCGGATATATTCTGACTCCAACTGCTCGCGCTCAATCGTGGGATTAACCTCCCAAGTAGCAGCCTTGATAGCCCATGTCTTAGGCTCATCTAAAGCTATAGAAGAATCATACCTCTGTTGAATAAAGTCTCCTCGATAACGGGGGAAGGACAACAGGATAGTTTTACCGACCTCAGGGAAGCGAGACATCACAGACAACTTACTCATGTTGTAAATGGCAGACGCAGAGCCCTTAGATCTGACATCACCTTTCAGCTCAGAGTCTGTCTTAAAGGCTGAGATCTCATCCAAGATGATAGTCATTACCTCATACCCCTCCCACCCCTCTGACTCAGAGTGACCAGAAAAACAGCGCACGGGGCGTGAAAAGAAGAAAATTTCTGATACCCTTGGTTCGAAGCCCTGTTCGTTGAACCACGGAGACGAGAGAAGGAGGTTCTTAAATGGTTCAAAAAATACCCTCTGAGCCTGCTGTGCGTTCACAGCTAGGTTCAGGAGATCAATATACACACCAGTTGCTTTACCATAGTACCCAAGAGGATCTCGTAGACAATGCATAAGATAGATGGTGTAGGCCATTGTTATCCTAGCACAATGGTCCTTGCCAGAACCCTTGCCAAGTTGGCAGATTACCTCGTTTTGAGTGTATGTATCATATATACGCTGCCCTTCCTTATCGCCATGAAGCTTCTTCAACGTTTCCACATTAAATACCTGCGTACTCATCTTAACAATCTCAGTTTGGATGTCAGACAATGGCGGTAGACCAAGGTATTTACGATCACTTACAAATACGTCAAGAGGAACAGGCTCCATGTCAAGTTCCTCATGGCTTAAAAGTTTATCAAGATCATCAAACTCAACGTTTAGACCATAGAATTCACTCATCTTTTATCCGGTTTTGACCATTATATAGAGTCGATTTCTTTCCCCACGACTTTAATAGAAAAAGGACATTATATAGGGCGCATGTAGTTCCCTACAAGCCTTCCGGTTCCTCCTCATCTTCATCATCTTCCACTATATCAGCATCAATGGTGTTAGGATCATCCATAGCGTCTTCAAACTCCTCGCTTGCCTCCATTAGCTCAAAGGCCAATGCAAGCTCACCTCTCACCTGAGAAGCTATCTCAGGGAATTGAGACACCGTATCGCGCAAGATCTTAGACAGAATCTGATTGACAGACTCCGCCCGCTGCATTCTTGCAACATATTCTACATCAGCGTTGTTCCCACCAAGCAAATGATGTAATTGTGCCTTCTTAGAGGCAACATCAGAAGCCAGTTTTAATGCCTGAACTCTCGCAGAGATCATACCATGATCGGTAGCTATGGTCACAGTCTCCCAAGCCTCCTTAGAGACCTGTTCAAACTCCTCTAGAGCACGCAGTGTGTTGTACTGCACCTTCTCTAGAAAATAAGGATCATCTTGAGCCCTCTTGTCGATAAGACTCTTGTAATCATTAACGTGTTTTCTTACACGCTGTGGCGAGATGTCCATCACAGTGGCTATCTCAGACACCTTGTAGCCCTTAACCGATAACAGACCGGCTTCTTCGATATCGTTTAACTCATCAACGATAGTATGCTGGCTACTAGTAGTTTCTATCTCCTCAGACATTAAAACGTTGCTGTGTGCTGACTCGTTCAGGCCAGCACACAGCGCCTCCTTTTATTAGACTCTACTACCGCACGACTCGCATGTTGCATCGTGGGCAAACATTGCACCGCCACCAATCTCACACAGCAGATCACGGTACTCTGCAGAAATTGTAAAGTCGTGAGTGCCAACATATGTGAAAAGGTTAACAATATCATACATTGTAGACGGTATACCATCAGAGACAGTAGCCAAATAGCCTTCATCTGTCAAGTAGCGTATCAGCAAGTCCCTAATCTTATTAGGCAGCCTGTACTGAACACACATATTGCGAACAGCAGATTCAGCGTTACGAATCTTGTCTTGCTGCATAGCCATGAGTCCATCTACCATCTGCTTGACCTGATCTAGGGCCAAGGACGAGAATTCGCTCGCCTGAGCAAGAACTCCATCAGAACTATAGCCATTTACTCTAAATTTACGTCCATCAATGTTTACAGATGCTCCATTATCGCAAACCAGCCGGTTTAGGAACGTCTTAAACACTGGCGCTGTCTTCCAACTGTCATCATATGTGGCAGATACACCACCAAACAGCACAGAACCGCCGGGATCTTCAAATGTCAACTCAGGGGAGCGCAATTGGATGTTAAATTTGCCATCATTGACTCCCCAACGGTGAACAAAGGGTGCTTCACCATCAAACGAGTCCACAATTGCCCCCAAGAGAGCATCATGTGGCACATATGGCAAATCTGGGCGCATAAGAGACCTAGCGACCCCCTTATCGTCCACAAGTGCGTTGTATGGGCGCCTAGGCCCCTCTGTCAGTAAGTAATTAACTGTAAAATCGGTCAAAGTGTCCGGCATCCTTCCCGCATAGCTAGCAGGAACGTCGATAAGATTGCACAGTTGTGTAAAACTACTGCCTGTTAACGTAATGCTCTCATCATTTGGTGTTGTAATAGTATTCGTCTTGGCATGGTACTTAGACCGGCCAAGTTCAAACTCAAGATGCTTAGTGTTCTTAGAAATGCTTCCAAGGTCACCCATAAGCTGATCAAGTTCAATTGTTGCTGTTGGAAATTCCCAACCTGTCATGTCAATGCCTCCTTAGGCTTCTCTTGGCATCCATTATACCCCATTTAGCGCCCCATCATGCTACATTTGGGGATATTTTTATTTTTTTCTTTCCACATCCAGACCGCCACCCTTCTCGGGGACAGGGGTAGCCTCTCTAGATTGCTCTCTAAGGCCCCTAGGAGCCTCTCTACGGGCCTCACAGGGTGCTTGTGGGGGACTATACACAAACGCCCCCAGAGGCCCTCAGACGGGCTCTACGGCGGTCTGAGAGCAATTCAGAAAGGGGGTGTTTTAGCGCAATCATGTAATAGTACCGTGAGCGCCGTTTTCGAGGATAGATGCCGTAGAAATGCGCACAAAAAGGGCTTTTGAGTGGTACTCGGCCATGTCACTAGCCCCAACATATGAAAAAGCGCTACGCAAACCGTCAGAAATATCGTTTACTACATCCCCAGCCTTGCCGCTATACTTAACAAAACCCTCAGCACCCTCAATATACATGGATCCCGCACCATTCGATGCCATTCCTCGGTAAGTTTTAAACTTTTCGCCATCAATATCCACAACATCACCCGGAGACTCAAACGTGCCAGCCAACATTCCACCAAGCATTACAGCATCGGCACCAGCAGCCAAAGCCTTAGCAATATCACCCGGAGTCTTCATACCACCATCAGCAATACACCCCACGCCATGCAAATCTGCGGCATGAGAACACTCAAGAATGGCAGACAGCTGAGGTATACCCACCCCTGTGTTAATCCTCGTCAAGCATGCTGCGCCCGGGCCGATCCCCACCTTGACACAATGAGCACCAGCATCAGCCATACGGCCAACAGCATCAGGAGTAGCCACATTGCCACCAATGATACAAACAGCCCCGCCGTGCTTATCAGACATGCTCCTCAATTGTTCCACAGCCTTTAAAGCATGAACAGAATCTCCATGAGCAATATCCAACACAATGTACCGGACACCCTCCTCAATATACCGCCTCACAGGAGAAAGACGCAATTCGTTAACACCCATAGCCACAGCAGAAGCCAAACCCATGCTCGTTAACTGGCGTATACAATGAATACGCGTGGCATGAATCAAGTTGCGATGAATCACACCCAAGCCGCCAAGCTCAGACATCGCAATCGCCATATCCAACTCACACACAGTATCCATATTAGAAGCAATAATGGGGAGATCCAACTCAAACCCATCATACAGTTTTGTCTTAAGGCTAACATCACTCCGGCTACGCACAGCAGAATGCTGAGGCTCAATTAAGACATCATCAAAACTAAGATACTCACGACTCATCGGAGGGACCTTCACTCGCGCCCTCTACGGCCTCCCTGACGAACGTGGAGATAGTCTCCTCAATGAGAGTCCAAGGAACGACTATCCTATACGACTCCTCCTCCGCTCCTTCAAGGTACACAATGATACCCTCATCGCTACAACGTGGACAATCATCAATCATTGATTAAGCCCTCCCTGTATAGGACCAAACCTATAATAGCATAGCAAGCCAAATCCATGAACGAATCCTCAACAGACTCATTCTCCAAATGATTACCAGCAGCAGCAGACTTCAAACGCACCACCTTATCGCCAGCACGAACCATAGCGCCAACCCAAGGCTGCACGCCCCACTCAGCAGACTGCCTAATGTTTAAAAATATGTCCTCATCAACACCATAGTCAGCACCCTTCTTCTTATGAAGATCCGACATATCCTTTAGGATCTTCAAAAACATTGGGTGTCCGTTATGTCTACTCATCACTAATCCTTTCTAGTATGCTTCCATCACTATCAACCGCACCACGCAACTTAGCCTCCTGCATAATAAAATCCTCATGCAGCCCATGCAGACGAGTAAAACGAGACTGATAGTTGAACCAGCCCTCAAAGCCCTCCCACATCTTCTCGCTAGTTTGCTGATACAACTCCTCAAGCTCTGTCTCATCAAGAATGAAACTCAAAACCCCCAAAGGCATATACACCACAGCATCATACTCAATGTTGGACCCATTATCCTCGCCGTACTTCTTTAGAAGCAGTTGGAACTCCTGAACGACTCTCTCAACACCCTCACCGGCAAAATGCTCAATCGTATTATAGTCATTCCGCTTCCTTGGACAAAACTCGTCAACCTCCGTTAGAGTGCCATAAGCACGACAGACCAAAGGACGATAACCGTAAATCGTACACCCGTCATCCCAAAAAGCACAGTAACCATCAACAGTCTGCTCATCCCAATTCCAAGAAGAATCATACATGGCACCAAGCAGTTGATCAATCTTGCCATTCATCCACTCAGTTGCAGCATCCTCACCACGATCCTCCATGATTAGATAATACTCCTGACGCATACGGAAAGCGATATACGCCGCCTCAGTCATATGAATCTTCAAACCCACCTTACAGCACTTGCCTGAATTCACACAACCAAACTCAGTCTCATTATGGCGAGACTGAAAGATGCGGACCTTGTTATACACCATATCCAAACTAACAAACGTGCCAAGATCCTTAGAATGAATCTCCCTTCTCTTCATCTCTTTCTGCCCTTCTTGCGTGCTCTCATCTCTTTTGCACGCACCCTCTTCATCTTCTCCACCCGATCCTGCATCGGACTCTTCGGCCTCCTCTGAGACACGCCCTTCAATGTGCGCCCCTTGCCCCTAAACCTTAACAGATCATACTTCTTAGCCCAGTTGTACAGGGCCTGAGGTGTCACATCAATATTGTGTGACTGCTTCAACAACTTACAGATGTCAGTCAGCTTCATGCGCTTTTTGACATAATGCTCATAAAGCCACTGCTTATCCTTATATGGAACCATGCTAGCCATCAGAAAATCCTCCTATGGGAGTCTACCACGATCATTGGCGAATTACTCAATCCCATCGCGATTTCGCTCATCCTGTTTCTGGCAGCCCCACAATGCGATACCGATAGCGTCAATGACATCGTGGTCATACCTCTCATCATCCAAAAGGTCGCCGGAAAACTGGTCCGATAGAATTTCCCTGACACGGTGCTTGCGCTCATGCATTGCCCGCTTCTTCGCCTCCTTCTCTGAAGTCTCAGCAGCCCACTTGGCGATATCTGCCTTCATAACCTTCTTGTATCCAATGCCGACCTTCCACACCAGAGGACTAGCCTCACGAACATGCACACCGCTAAGCGCTGAGGTTGCCATAGAAGCGCCAACCACATAAGACAGATCGCGACTTGTCTGATAGTTCTGTATATAGACAGTCTGTTCGATATATACAAAATCTGGCTTAATGGACTCAATCACACCCGGCAGGTTATCAACCACCGCATTGACCTTCAACTCCATGCCCTGCTTGTGAGGCAAATCAATCTTGCCAGTCTCACCAAGGATCACATCACCAGAGCCGTCAAGCGTACACACCGCCCAAGCCAACGAACGAGTAGAAGGATCTATCCCAAGAATTTTAACACTCTTCAAAGCAGCCAGCGCTCTCATTCACACTCACGACGCAGTTTGTACTCACTCCAGCCCCAGCCGACCAGCCTCTGAATAAAGCGCTCACGCTTGCATTGTTCACAAATATCTTCCTCATTGTATCGAGACAAGACAGTGCCACACTTCTTGGTGAGACACACCCTGCGTGAATTACGTCTTTCCTTCTTTTCATAGTACCTCTGCAGTACTTTTTTGTTTGTAATAACCTTACGACACTCGGCACCGCAATAAATAGCATTATACACCTTAGGTACAAACGACTTACCACAATCCGGGTTGGCACAAGACTTACAGTTTGACTCCTTCGTCATCGTCACTCCAACAAAAAGATTTAACATCGCAATTCTGGCATTTTGGAGAAGTAATCTTGTAAGGTCTCACAGGCAACACATCATCCAAGAAAGCTTGATGCCACTTACGCCACTTCTTGAAAACCCTATCAACAAACTTATCATCCCGCTGAATCAACAAAGGCAGCAATCTCTGGTTATTCTTGTTCTCATAGATGACCAAACCCTCATTAAACCCCAAACATCTCATATAGACCTGAGCCTGACGATAATGATCATCCTTAGGCTTATTATGCACCTGCCTATAATGAAAGCCCTCCTGCGAAATAGACTTCAGCTCTATTAGCTTCTCACCCTCCCAATTCATAACACCATCAGCGGTGCCAACAATCGGGGGATCATCATGCTGGACAGAAATCTCCTCAGCAACAAGAATACCCATATCTCTAAAATACCCATACAAACGATCATGCACAGCATGACCATTATCAAATATACGATAAGTGTGACCAGTAAACGTGGGAACTACAGGTACACCACGAAACAAATACACCCAATATCGAGAACACTGATTTGTATAACTTGGATGAAACCCATCCACTCGTTTAAAGTCACGTTCATTCTTGACCCTGAGATGCTCATCTACTGCCTTTGAAAAACCCTCCTCAAGAGAAACCGCTACCTCCCCAACAGGCTCTTCCACACTCTTGAGCATATTAAGGGACTTCACGAACTACTCCTAGCCAGAAGCTTGAGGGTATTAATATTCTCCTCAAGTGCTTCATGTAGAGTATACCATATGTCTTTAGAAATCTTGTCATTATTGGACATAATTGTGGAATTTCTTTTATAAGCTTGAGCCATAATAATTACCTTTGTTCTATACGCCGCCAAAGTAGCCGCAGTTTTAGCAGCCTGAATGCCGTGATAATGATTAGGATTAGCAATAATATCCTCCACAATCCTCATCACAGCGATAAACTCCTCAGCCTTATCGCCCATAGCCGTCTGTAGGCTCTCAACAGACACGATGATGTCTCTACTCATAGTCGCTTCCTTCCACTAGTTCTTTAAACACGGACCACTCTATCACCGCAAGCTTACGCTCACTATCCTCACCAAGAACCACGCTCAAACAAGGGTGGCGATAATTATCGTTCCAAGAATCCTTCGCATGCTTCTGCCAATTTTTTAAAGAAAGAGTAAACGACTTACCGCAATGCTTATAGTCTACTAGAAAATTGAACAACTGAGCGTCGCCCTTCTTTAGACCACGACCAGAATTCTTGACAGCCTTAGCGCCATCTTTCTTAATCTCCTGCCTCTCAGTGCGCTTCATCCTACAAGAACTTTCTCTACAATCTCGGAATGCTGCACATCAGAAAGGTTAATATTGCCTGCACCATTCCACTTATCATCGCCATAGTAGAACCAAGCTCCACGCCTCTCAATGACATCCATCTCAACAGCTATATCAATCAACTCGCGAATAGTATCAATACCACCACGCTGAGGTAGAATATAATACTGACCTGTAGTGCCTATACTCGCCCGCTGCTTCGTCTTATCAATAGACCAAGCCACCTTCTGAGAAGTGATCATCTTTGCATTATCCCGCTCCATCTCGCTTTGAGACATCGACAAGAACAGCCTAACTATGTTATGCATATTGTGGTGAACAGTATTGCCATACTTACCACGCAACACCGCATACATGCCACTCAGATCCACCATCTGGTGAGAAATAAACAACATGATGTTGCGTTCCTTATTAAGATAGTTCACCAACTTCTGTATGAAGTACCCCTGAGAACGAGCGGCCAAACCCATAGCCTTACCGCCATCTGGCTTCCCATAAAACTCATCTTTCATTAAATTAGAAAGAGAATCAACAAGAAAGATGTGCTTCTCATCTGTACTCTCCAACATAGGCATGATGGCCTTCAATATGTCCTCCACCACAGTGCCCTGAACTATAATGGGGTCACTGATATCCACCCCGCACTGCTCGGCATACTCCTCCTTATACGAAAACTCAGAATCAATAACGACAGGTCTATACCCCATCCTCTGAGCCTGCGCTAAAATGTGATAACACAAAGTCGTCTTACCCGCTGAAGGTGTCCCCCACAGCAAATGTGTCATCCCTGTATACAAGCCTCCGCCCAAAGCCCTATTCAGACCAATTGAAGGCGTAGGTATAATCTCATACTCCGGCATTTTGTCGCCGCTACGTTTATCAACTACTAACATTAATTTTCATCCTCCTACAAAAATCATCAATATCAATAATATCGTCTGTGCCGTCAACTTTAAATCCCGGATCATCGTTAGATATCGGGGTGGGCTTGACAGCCACCCACGTTCCCTCTATTCTACCAAGTTTTTGAGCGTAGCGCCCGTACATATGAGGGAAAATTACGATCTTGGCAAATTGCATCCCGTCCCACACATACACACTCGCCATCTGCTTCCCCTTGGAGGTCTTGAACTGGCGTACATTGACGACGTACACCAAAGCCTTAGAATCGTCCATAGAGCCGAGTCCATGGCCATACAACCACGCATGATCATGATCACGCTCAGACCTTATCAACTGCATCAGCTTAACAGCCTCGCCCCCCTCATCCTCTACATCATTGAAACATTGCAGCGTGCGGTCACCAATCAGCGCATACACATAGTCACGCTTTTTAAGGTCAGTATCAAGATTGCTAAACACAGTGAAGGAGCCAGTGGGATCTTCAAACTCAATCCTCATATAAGTCGGAGATCGCTTCACCGATCTCACCACTGCCTTAACAAAAGACATGGATGTCTCATCCTCGTGAACATAAGAAGCCGGTGCCAACAAGTCCTCATGGACATCGTGAATCTCTTGAGAAATCGGAAATCCAAGCAAAGGCATGTAGTATTTATCATGGTCATACTCAGACACGTGGCCCAAAGACTCCAAAGAACCAACCTTGTCCAGGCTCTCAAGGATATTGCTCTTCAAATAGCGCTTAGCGCACCTTCCAACAAGCTCATCATAAGACGCAAAAGGACGCTTCTGAATAATCTCCTTAATAGCCGTTTGACCAACACCATCAATGTTAGAGAGGCCAAACCTGATCGACCCCTCACCAACGTAATCCACAGAAAAGAACTCATCAGAGTGATTTACATCTGGCGGTTTAATTTCCACACCAAGACGCTTCGCCTCAAGCAGATAGGCAGTAACCTTCTCTCTGCTGCTTTCATTAGTCAGCAGCGCCCAACAGAACTCCAGAGGGTAATGAATCTTCAACCACATAGTCTGATATGAAAGCATCGAATACGCCACAGCATGAGACTTATTAAACATATACAATGCAGAGACTTCAAAATCATCCCACATCTTTTCAGAAGCCTCTGCATCCATGACATTGTTATCGACAAACTGCCTACGATACTTCTCAAACTCATGTACATCGCGCTTTTTACCGATTATCTTGCGCAACCTGTCTGCATCTGACCAACTAAAGCCCGCCAAAGCCACCACAGCGTGCATTAACTGCTCCTGAAAAATAAAAGTACCATACGTTTCCTCCAAGATGGGCTTCAGCAAGGGATGCTGATACTTCACCCTGCGCTGCCCTGAACGGCGCTTGACGAACTTATCCCCCTGAGTCAGCAAAGCGCCGGGCCGCACTAGGGCATTAGAGATAACCAGATCCGTGAAACTCTCACAAGGCATGCGCTCCAACAGACTACGGTACGCACCAGCATCGGCCTGAAACACCCCCGTGGTCTCAGCGGCATTAAACTGCTCAAACACAGCAGGGTCGTCCAACCCTAGAGACTCAGACTCAACATCAACACCACGACGCTCCACAACCTGACGTAGACAATCTTTAACCACAGAGACGGTCTTCAAGCCAAGAATATCAATCTTAATAAGACCAACAGACTCAGCATCATCCATGTCAAAAGCCGTCACAACTGTCCTGCCGTCACCTGAGGGATCCTTGCGTGACTCCACCGGGCAAACCTCCCACAAAGGCTTAGAAGACACCACCACACCCGCTGCATGCATCCCAGCAGTGCGAATACGCCCCTCAAGCCTCTCAGCCACAGGCTTGACATCTACATACTTATCACAAAACTCACGCACCTTGGCGTTACGCCCCATATCATCTAAAGAATCAAACAACTGTGTGATGCCATTAATCTCTCTGAACTCCACCCCAAAGACTCTAGCCACATCTTTGACTGCAGACTTGGCCTTAAACACACCAAACGCAGAGATTGAAGCCACGTTCTCCTCCCCCCAACGCTCCTTCAGGTACTCTTTTACCTCACCCCTCCTCTTGTCCTCAAAATCAAGATCAATATCAGGATAGTCATTGCGATCTATATTGATAAACCTAGCAAACAACAGATCGTACTTTAAGGGATCAACAATAGTTATGTCCATCAAGTAAGCCAGCAGAGAGCCGCCCACAGAACCACGGCCAGGGCCTACGCCTATATCATTATTCCTAGCCCAATTGACAAGATCCCAAATAACCAAGAAGTAATCAGCAAATCCAGTTTTCTTAATGGCCTCCATCTCCTCGTCCAGCCGGTCCACGTACACAGCGTCATCCGCATGCCCCTTGCTAGACATAGCCATATTGGCAATCTCACGCAAATACCATGCAGAGTCAAACTTGTCATCATACTTCGGCAGCAAGTAACGCTTCTTGACCATCTCTGCATTACACTTGTCAGCGACTTCTAGAGTGTTTTCTAGATGGTCGCCAAGACCCTTGTCAAGGAACAAATCCCTAACCTCAGAAGCACCCATGATGTAAGGCTGGATATCATCGAAGCGCAGCCTCCTATCTGGATACATAGTGTTAATCTTGCTAACTATATCCATGCCATGCTTCTGGGCACATCCACTATGCTCCACAGCGTAGCGTTTATCGGCAGCCTTCATAGATGGGAACTGAGCTACCGACAGTAAAACCTCTTCTACGCCCGCATCGTCATGGCTTGGATAGTGGCAATCCAGCGTAGGAACTATCTTTTTCTCGTAAGAGTCTGCAAGCATTATAAGACCGTTATTGATTTCCGGGGGGTTCCAAGACTGAATCTCGAAATAGAAGTCATCGCCAAAGATGTCAATAAACTTCTCAGACAGGCGCTCAGCCCTGCTCCAGTCACCAGACTCAATAGCCTTAGCAATAGAGCTACCCCTGCAGCCCGATAGAGCTATAATGTCATTATTAACCATCTGCTCCAGCATTGGGAAGTCCATGCGAGGCTTATAGTAGAATCCATTCATCCACGCTTCATTGTTCAACCTGAACAGATTCGACAGCCCCTCATTATTTTTGGCAAGAAGGATAAGATGAAATCGCTCAGTCTTGGCATCCACAGTATCGTCTGCCATGTCAGGAGTAAAGTAAGCCTCGATCCCGAATATAGGCTTTATGTTCTGCTTAGAACAAGCGTCCTGAAACTTAAGGACCCCCGCCATGCTGCCATGATCCGTAATAGCTAGAGAAGTTTGACCATGCGTTGATGCCGCCGCTGCCATCTCCTCTGGAGTAGACATGCCGTCCAGCAGAGAATATTCGCTATGCACATGTAGATGAACAAAATCTGTCATGAGAAGCGCACAAGGTCTGTAAGCTCAACGGGTGAAATCACTCTAACCTCAACCCCGCCCTCTTGCAACAACTCGATAGCATCTTCATGAGCATACTTGCTCATGGCGTAAACTTCCTTGACACCGGCATTGATAATCGTTCTAGAGCAGAACACACACGGCGTAGTAGTTAAATACATACGACACCCATTCGTACTCACGCCACTCTTCGCTGCATGCAAAATCGCATTAAGTTCAGCATGCACAGCCCTGCATCTCTCAAAGCTGTCGCCAGACCTGCGGTTAGAACAACTCTCACCGCAATGTCCAGTCCCCCTCGGGGCTCCATTATACCCCGTAGCCAATACATGGTTAGTCTCAGGGTTTACGATTATGCACCCAACTGATCTAGACGGACATGTTGCCCGTGTAGCAACCAGCGTAGCCATCCTAAAAAAGTATGAATCCCAATCTGGCCTATCATTATCACTCACGTTAATACTCACCCTCTACTCCAAACCTAGTTTATCTATCAGCTTCTCAACATCACCAAAAGAGTCTACACGAATATCGTCATGATCGCTGGACCACCAAGGATCGCTTAATTCAAAATCTACATTATAGTCACGATTCATCAACACACCGAGCATATTGGCGTCATTAACAGCCTCCACCTCTAAAGGATTGTCTTCAATCAGCAGCGCTGCCTCGCCCCAAGGAACCTCGCCCTGAAGCGTCTTCATCAACTCAGACTTTCTGCCAGCATCTGTAAACAAGACTTCATGATACGCAATGTCCCACTCGTCCAACCACTTCTCTGTGACCTCACGCCATTTAGGGTTGCGACTAGTTACAAACACAACATCAACACCAGACATGAAATGCTCATTAACAAAATGCCAAGCATCCTCATAAGGTCTCAGATTGCGCCAAAACACTTCGTCCTGCATCGCATCGTACACCCACTCGACATCACGCCAATGCTTACTGTCAAACGACTTACTAAAGTCGTACTGATCGTGGCCGTCACGCAAAGCAATAAAGTCCAACTCATAAGTGATGTCTGCAACAACACCATCAATGTCCAAACACAGAAGCACGATGTCTCCTTCCCAGCGGAATAGGGAGGGCCGAAGCCCCCCCCGTGTCCACTACCTTCTACCAAGCACCGCTTCCAGCAGTCTCGCCAGTCGAATAAAACGACTCCTGCTGATCGTAGGGAATCACCTTGTAAACCCTGTCCAACTCATGAAGGGGCATAGCGGCCACCTCATCAGTCTCATCACCACTCTCAAGAGGGATCAAATTATATGCCGTGTCCTGCGGGCCACTACCAGTACGGCTATACTTGTAATACCGGTCAGTAATAGTGCCGTATGTCTGAGCATACTCAATGATTGTCTGACCAACATGGCGGGGATTGGTGAGAGTAGTCTCAATAATACGAGGCTCCCACTTTCCCGGCTCAATCTCAACCGCAACATTGATGAGCATATTCTGTCGTGGATTCCACTTAGGATCCACAATTGACTGCTCTTGAGCCCAACACTTATAGTTGGTCTCCTCCAAGCCAGCGGTACACATGGCCTTATACTTCCAATTGATTGGCGATGTAACAACTGGCACAACCAGCGCCGTACCGCGTTCATCGTCAAAATTAGCGCCATCCTCAGCAAGCTCCTGACGGAACCTGATCTTAAAGCTGTCTCCGTCCCTCAAAAAGAGGAACCTCTTACCGCCCCCTCCAGAGGACTTGGCGGCTTCATCTCCTACTGTTTTCTTCATATCTGCAAGTGTGCTAAAGCTTTTCATATTTTTCTCCTAGTTAAATAAAGTTGTTTTCTTATCGGCAATCATCTTGATTATTTGATAAGTATTCATATCCCCCGCATCCTTGAGTCCATCGGGGCATTCGGCCACGAAAACCTCCTTTCGGCGGGTAGATGCTATTATAGCATCCCTCATGGCGAAACCGGCGGCATCAACGTCAGGAATTATCACAATTTGATCAAAATGCTTATTGAGCAGTTGTATCTGTTCCTCTGTGATGACAGCACCAAGTGTAGCCACGACATTCGGGAAGCCTGCCTGATGGACTTTCATCGCATCCAGACTCCCCTCTACAATGATAACCTCCTCATGTGTCTTAGCTTTGTTCAGGTTAAACAGGGTCTTACGCCTCGGAAAACCTGAGCTATAAAGATACTTTGGAAGCTGTTCAGAGAGAGTCCCCCTGCCAATGAGGCCAATCAGGTTAAAGAACTGATCCCTGACTGGAATAACAACTCTCCTCTTCACTCTGGAAAACCCTACCTCAAAATCTTTCAGAGTATCTAGTTCAAAGCCTCGATCAACCATTGGGCTAAGAAACTCCACATCGTCAGATGTGTAATCTATCGAGCATTGTTGAAGTAGGCGCTCCAAATCATCTACATCGTCATTCTCATCTAACCCCTTCAACAGCTTATCAAGATAGTCTTCACTCATTGATGAAGTATCAATACGTGAATCTTCATTCAGGAGCAGTTTCTGGAGGAGCCTTACGCCTCCCCGCTTCTCGCAATCAGGGTTAAAACATTGCCACAACCCAGTGTGCCTATTGATAGAAAATGACGGAGTATTCATATTGCTATGAAACGGGCAATAAGTTACAAGCTCATCACCAACCTCATTAACTATCGAAACAGCGCCTCTATGTAGTATATCACGTATAGAAGCCTCAAGCGATTGCGAAGACACGGTAATCAAACATCTCGCTTTCGGGATCGTAGTACCATTCAAACTTGCAATCAGAAACTGTCAAGCCCTCTTGACTAAGCTCCTCAATAATATAGTCAGACACCCAAGTCTTTAACCTGAGTATCGTCTCAACATCCTTGGCTCTACCGTCGTACTCTCTAATCACATCAGACACCCCATTCCTCCCGCCACTCACCAGTATCCAAATCCCAATTTAGATAGAACCCAAACTGGGCGCACCTGCGGACCTTCCTGCTAACCACCTGAAAAATGTTTGAATCAACCTCTCTATGAAGAGATAGGACCAGATCGGCATCATAAGCCAACTGCTTGCTCCATGCCACCTCCTCCAACTCTGGAGGGCGTTCAGAATGTCCATCCTGCATTGTTACAGCAGCGACATCAATGATGGCAACATTGTTCTTCACAGCCATACGCTTAAAAGCCTTAGAAAGATTCTTAGCCTTCTCAGTTTCAGACTTGGCCCCACTTGCGTCATCGAACAATCCATGATAATCAAGAATAACCAAATCCGGGTTATACTGATCTATCTTAGCCTGAACCAAGTTCTGATCGCATACGTCCAAACCCTCCGACGTAATCAGATAAAACGGATGCATATCTTCAAACGTATCCTCAGCCCACTTCTTATATGAGTCAACAACCTCATCGTTAGGGCGCACAAGGTCAGAGTGTGTAAAAAAACCTCTACCATTGTTCAATATTGTATCAATACGTTGAGCCTCTTGTTGCTTGTTCATCTCCAAAGAGATAATCATAGGTCTATAGCCAGCAAGCCAAGCATTAACAGCAAACAACCTAGTTATGAAGCTCTTCCCCACGCCAGTCCAGCCTAACAATACAACAAAGTCACCCGGCATCCACCCACCAAACTCAGAGTCGATAACGCTAATATTGGTAGGGATACCAAGAGTCTCCTTATCCCCATACTTCACACGATCAGCAAGGTCCTTAGCCCTGTCCCTCCACTCACCAACAAGGTCAGTATCCTTAAGACTAGTCGCCTCTTTAACCAATTTGTTAGCATTAGACAACAAATAGTTAAGAGCAGTCTTAGGGCCACCAGTCTTCAACAACTCATGCGTGCTAGCTATAAGAGAACGAGTGTTTGCAGACATCGACTCCTGACGGGCATTATCGATATAATACCTCAAAGGCTCAGTAGTAGTAAGATACTCAAAGTCAGGAAAGTGAGACTTTACTTCCTGCTTGGCGGGAATCTTCTTATGCTGCTCATAATGACTCGTTATAAATGTCCAGACATCCTGATAGTTGATGAAGACATTACCAACCCCCTCGTTCTGACACTCAATATAGTCGCCCGATTCAAGTACGGCGTTAAGCAGTTTAACCTCATAATTCACTTGCGCTTGTCCATTCTCTCGCGTGTTTGCTCCACGATCTCCAAGAACCTTTCCCTAGACTTACGTTCAGCCACAGCCTTACCAATAATAGAAGGAGCATCCATAGCAAAGCTAAAAACCATGATAGGACTAGACGCCTTCTTAACATACGCCTCAGCAGTAGTAGCAACATCCTCATACCCGTAGGCATCAATAAGGCTATTTGCTACAGCCTCCTCTCTTCCAATATCAGGAAGAAAGAATTTACTCTCCTCGCTGGAGAGCTTTTTCAATAATAGAATCAGGTCCGCTCCAGTTTGACTCTGAGACATCCTCAATCCTCCTCCATGAAGCCATAAGCATATCGTACTTTGACAGACCTGCACTCACGCCGACAAAAAAGGGATCGCTCGTAGCAGCAATTAAACATGGCAACTTCACCTTACAATCATTGCAAATAGTCTTCGCATATTTCGTCTCATCGTAATCATAACTAGTCCAATAGTGCCCACGCTCATCGCTAAAGCACAACGCACCTTGCGACCAATCATGGCTATCCACTTCCCTTATCAATCTCAGCCAACTTGGCTTCAATCTGACTATCTACAGTGTCCCACAACCTGTCCCACAGCTTATCGTCGCTAGGATCGCCTGACAACTTAGCGCCAGCATCCAAACGCATCGACTCATAGTTGCCCAGATTCTTAGTTACACCAATAGACACCCAAACATGATTACCATCGTCAATCTTCATGATATCCCTTTCTTCGCATTGCGAATTTTTTCTCTCAGTTCCCTTCTGGAGTATAGCGGCTTCTTCGACGGCCTTCCAACCCTGCGGGAATTAAAAAATGACTCAACCTCCCGCACATCACCAAGAGTGTAGTAGCGGCACTGAGTGCTCTTATGCGGAAAACGGCTGGCGGCAGGGAGTAGGCCGGAACGTTCATAGTCCCGTATAGTGCCTACTGCCCTGCCGACCATCCTAGCAACCTCGCTAATAGTAAACACACGCTTACGGAATAAAGCTGACCCTTTATATTCGTCAAAATACTCCTCGCCTGTGTCCATCCGCCTGAAAATGACCTTGTTCTCTTTACGAATGTATTTAATTGCTTTCACAACAACACCATCATCAAGATACAACCCTTTTACTTGAGCATCAATCCTATTAGCTAAACTATCTAACTCGTTCACTTAGTAAACGCTTATAGAGTCTATCCTTCTCCCCCTCCCAAAGTGCTATATCAGGTTCAACACGCCAACCGCAAGTCAAACAAGACAGCTCAATGGTACTCTTAAACGTTGCTCCTTCCATAACTTTACCAGAACATTGAGGACATTTAACACACACCCCAATTTTCCTGTCATAGCTCACTTAAGAATGGAACCGTTGCTTGGATCTCCGACCTTTGAAGCAGCCACACTCTTAAGTGCGGAGATCAAAGCACCGGCTCCAGCAACAGCAGCGGCCTTAGACGAAGACAGGTCCGTAACTGTAAATACAGCCAAGAAAGCCTGAACTGCCGTCCAGATCGCCCTTTCGATAATATCTCTATATAAATTCATATTTCCTCCTATTTACTATAGACCCCGCCAGTCTATACAGACAGAGCGGCCTCATAGTTCTTTAATCGTCCAACCAGACACAGTATTCAGAGGTAACAATACCTCTCTCTGGATGAACAAACATCAGCGGCTGTGACGGTCTCCCAACCGCAGCCAACTTCTCGGCAGCATAATCGTTGCTGCTCTCAGGACTACCGGAAATCCTGCATTGAATCGTGTTAAACGTCATCTTAGTGGGCGTATGAAAATGCCCAATATAAATATCGTCAAAGTGCTGCTGAATAGCACCTATACGCCAGCCATATATTTTCTTCTGAAACTGGTAAAACGATGACAAAGAATTGAACTGATCTCCGTGACACAGCAGTGAGCTATAGTTGCCTATCTCATCAATGGCATACCAGCTACCCTCACCCCTGCCATCAGGAATATCAAAAGTAATCCTATCCTCATCCGCAAAAATGAGATCCATAATGCGATACAGCATACGATCAGCATTAGTCTCAGGATCGTGATCACGCCTCTGCCTGCCGCCAATAGCACCATGATTGCCAATGACACCAGTCACATATACATGCCGGAAGTTTTCAAGCATCTTCTTGAAAAACCTAGTCATTATCCTTGGACCATCAACAGTTATCTGACGATACAGACCGCCATCAATCAAGAACGACTGGCCGGGGAATATCAGCTCCCCCTCAACAATGTCACCCAACATCCACACATGGATATCCTTAACCGGATGATCTGCACGCTGAACATCTGTAAGAGAAATAACCTTGTCGGCATACCTCTCGATGCGAGACTCGCAGGCTGCGGAATCGTAATCCTGCGTAACCTTCGCAAGTTGCCAATCAGCCAGCACAGCCACAGCAACCTCTTCACCCTTAGAGCGCCTATCAGACTTAGGTGGCGCTGTGGGTGGAACAACATAATTCTCAGCATTGTCTGCAACTGCACGATACACAGACGCAGACAGATCATCCTTCTTTGTCTTGAGCTTTCCGTATTCCTTAACCAGCTTAGTATAAGCCAGCTTCAACTCCACCTCATTAGTTATATCTAAATCATCCATAGGGTCTGCCGGAACGCCAAAATCGTTCTGCTCCCGTCTATACGAGCAAACAATATTGTACTCCTGCTCTTTTCTGCATCGCGGATCTGCATACTTCTGGTTATGCGAATTCGGAGTGAAGCAGACGCCACACCCGTCCCCTTCGCACTCTTTTACGCCGTCATTCATGTCATCTCCAATGTTGGTTCCATACATCATATCAGTCCTGAGCGGACCCCGCACCGTTTTTTCTTGAATTTTTAAAATCTCGCTTAACGGGCCTAGACTTACGCTCTTTCATCTTTTTACGCATGTGGTCCTTATAAGCCATAGTGTGAGTAGAGCCCTCTCTGTGGATGGCGCTGTGTTCAGGGACTGTGCACAGATACAAGTTAGAAGGCCTGTTATCCTCTTTAATTTCATTAATATGATGGACAGACTCCCAAGTCTCAAGGTATCTACCGAACAGCCTTTCGATCACCAGCCTGTGTTCGTAAACATAGCCATGGACCTGATACGGGTGCTCTGTGACTCTAACTCTGATATACCCCTTGTCATCCACGTATTTACCGCCAGACCAGTTGCTATTACCCTTTCCCCTACGAGCGTCGTTTCCCCACTTAAGGTCCTTACGACGAGAGGCTAAAGTTTTACGCCGAGGCTCCGGCATCCTCAACCCAAAGTTGCAGCGGCGCAGTGGTAGAAATAGACACAGAATAAGTATCTGAATCGGTTCCAGCCCTGTTCGTTTGCGACAAGGTGGCCTTAATCTCATGCGGAGTGGTGCTGCCAGCACCAGTGTCAATCATCACCTGATACACCCCGCCACCAAAATATGCCGCACCGGGTGCATTCGTTCTCATTATATTAAAAGTTCCAAGAGTGGTGTCAACAGAAGAAACAGTCTTCACCAGACTTAAGACAAAATGACTGCCCGCATGTCCGCCGCCAAGATAGATGTTAGGCAACGACAACGCCACCTTATAGTACCGAGCCGCCTCAAGCGTAATGCGCTGATCGGTACTGCCGCTACCAGACGCACTATTCAGAGTAGAAATAGTGTAGGTGCTTCCAGCTAAACCAGTGTGAAGCACGGTATTCGTTGTAGTAGAGATTTGTGACGTAAACTGATTCAAGACAATCACGCCCTTGGCGTGCTTGCCGGAAGCAGTCTTCACCTCTGAAATGTTGGTAGACATCTGTTGCAGCCGACCGTGAGTGATCGGTGTTCCCAGAGACCAACTAATTGCATCGTAGTTTTGATAATCAGCCATGTGTATCCATTATACCCTATTGGGGGTTAAAATTCCACCATTAAACCGCTTCCAACTCAGCAATCCTAGCCTCAGCCGCATCAAGCTTAGCCGACAATTCTTGAATTCCTTTAGTCAAAATAGGAATAAACTCAGTGTAACGCAAGCCATAGACATACCCCTCAGCCTGCCCCTCACCAGAGGGATCATCTTCAGGTAAAACCTCAGGATGATAACCATCAGCCCACAGTGCTATATGGTCAGCATCATCTCCAAGCAGAGTCTCAATCTCCTGAGCAATAAAACCGTGGTGCGTGCGGGGACCGTTGCGGCCAGTGCCGCCCTCCCTTTTTGTGTATGTAACCGGCCTTAGAGTATTAACAAAATCAAGACCATACGTTGCATCCTCGATATTATCCTTAAGATTAATATCTGATGTGAAAGTGCTGCCCGAATGATAGAAATCATCCCAATAATAACTTGATGAACCCAAATCAGAAGAGTTGCTGAACCATGGCAATACAGCGCCGTTCGTGAAAGAATTATAACCAAAATACGCAGTGCTGTTTATATAAAGAGTCCCATTGACGGACAACCTATAACTAGGCGAACTGTATCCTATGCCGACACCGCCAGCGCTGCTTATAGTGACCCTCTGAATTCCACCTGTCGCAAAACTCAGCGTATTTACAGCACCATACATGCCAGTATCAGTGTCGGCTGTGAACGAATACGACGGGGCTGTCGCGCTGCCATTAACGCCATACACTGGCTTAAAGAACTTCGTATAGTTCTGATTCATAGTCACACGCGAACTATTGCCCAAGCTAAACGATATCTCATCAGCGCCGCTACGATACATACCAGTATTAGTATCTACAGAGAACGCATACCCCGGCGCAGACCGACTTCCAGCAGCACCCAGCAGCGAGCCAGACATCGCTCTAGAGCCACTCGTTAGCAGATATTGTGTATGATCATCATCACCAAGACCCGTCAATACTCCGTGATCAGACGAGCCCCCTGTGGCTGTGGCGCTAGACATTGCAGTGATGTGCCCAAAGTTATCCAGAGTAATATCCTGTATGAATGTTTGGCCAGAATTGTTTACACTGGCCTGAGTGCTAGTATCTGCGTGACTTATACTCACAGAACCACTAGATCCGCCGCCAGTCAGACCAGAGCCAGTCCCCCACACTCCGGTTATATCTCCATAACCATAAGAAAGAATCTTATCCTGAACCGCTGCTGCAGTCATAAGCACAGTATCGCTATCTACAAACGACTCAGTGCCAGTCTGAATCGCAGCGCCAGAAAAATCTGCAACTATCAGAGCGTCCAAACTGACTGTACCGCTTGACTCCGACAGAGGAGAGTTGAATGTGTATGTGGTGCCACCAACAGTAGAACCATTCCAGACCAGATCGCCGCCAGCATTCCTAGACAACATATAATTACCGGCAGTGTTTGTGGGCGTGCCAGTTAGCGTCAAACCAGCATCAATAGTGGGCTTATTATTGATAGTTACATCACCATCAGCAACAAGAAAAGCCTGCTCTACAGAAAAATACATTTTACTGGCACTGGCGTCCCAAAACATTGCAATATCATCAGCCACATTGTATGAAGGCTGGTCGGCAGTAGTCTGAGCTATCCCGACGCGGATGTCGCCGCCGCTATAACCACGAAGAATCACCTTACGGCCAGCAGTATTGATAATTCCCGATACACTATTCAGACCAACAGCATTATAGTCTGTAGATATGATACTGTTGACAGTAGAAACATTAGTAATATTTCCATCATTGATCTCCCAAGACTTCCCAGTCGTAGTATCGCTACCAGAGACGGCACCACCTATACGTGCATACAGCAAATATGCACCGCCCCAAGACGCCACCTTGTAGTTAGCAGCAGAATAAGAGGAGTGGTTCCCCCACCACATATTGCCACTAACATCAACATGCCAAGCATTAGAACCCAAAGCCATACCATTAGCAGTATCAAGCCAATACCCGCTGCTGGTACTAGTGAACGAAGTCTTAGAACCCAAACGAATAAACGGAGTACCAGCACCATTAGTGCTAAAAATGACAGTACCGGATCCTGCTCCATGCTGAATAACGTTAGAGGCAATCGTCCAGCCAGTGGTCTCCCCACCAATAGTACCACTTGTTGCATGAATAGTGCCCCTAGCTACAATATTATTCATATACCCATTACCACTACCATCAATCTTCCACCCGGCCGGTGTACCACCAGAAGAATAATTACTACTCTGGATATGCTTACCAACAGTGATGGTCAACGAAGACAACTCATCAGCAGTAATAGTATTAGAAGCAATCTCAGTTGCTGTTATAGTGCCGGCAAAGATCTCATTAGCTGTAATCGTATTAGCCTGAACATCAACACCGGCATCAATCTCAAGAACATTAATAGCAGACGCAGACGAGTCTGTAGTGGTTCCAGCACCACCAGACCCGCCATCGGCCGTGTCCTGATAATAGACCCACGAAGAATAGTTGCCAGAACTATCGACCGCCCTGATGCGCAGATAATAATCAATCTTAGCCCCGCCAGCACTAGAGCGCACATCAAGATTGTTCACAAGGAAATAATTACTCTTAGATAGGCCCGCCGCTTTCAAATTGCTAGCACTATCAAACGAAGCAGCAGTATTGCTTATAGATACTTGATATTCATACCTACCACGCATCTCCTTAACATCATACTCAGTATTCTCATCAAGATATACAAAAATCCCCTTAAACGCAGGCTTAACGCCCTCATCAAAATTACTAAAATCATCATTAAAAGTAGGACTAGAAGGAGCAGTCGTATCCACAGCAGGCACAACACCAGACGAAGAAGAAGACACGCCACGAATACCTATAGGGCTAATCACATAGACCTTAGCCTTATAATACAACTGGCCGCCATCGCCAGAATTATTATCAATCCACTCAAACCGTGCAGACAAAGCAGTAGTCTCCACAGACTGCATGATCAGATACGTGCCATTAACGCCCGATTCGCTCTTATACAGCTCAACCAAAAAATGCTTATAGTCACTATCTGAATCAATAGTCCACGAAACGTCCATAAAGACATTGCCATCAGATGTAGTAGACACCGACGAAGAAACATTGAGGTTGCTCACGGCGGCAGGAATAGAGCCATCAATCACAATAGCAGAACTGCCATCCCCCACTGTTAAATGAGTGGTACGCAAGGCCCCGTTCTGAACAACGGAGCCTATAAGAGCCTGCAGTTGTTCGCCATCAATAATGTCATAGATATCGTATGCACTAAAATCAATCTTAGACGAGTTATCTCCATCATGACTATGACCAGCCATGCGATAAAAGGTTACTCTATTTTCTGCAATGCCCTCGCCGTCTTCCAACGCCATGCTAAGCCGCCTCCCTCAAAACCAGTCTCTGCGTCAACCCGCCATCATACTTCATACCTATTTCAATCACCCAATACTCTTTATTAGAGATGCTCAAATTATCAAACGTCTCTATCTTTATCCTATCACCCAACTGCAATTGAGGCACACCCGCCGCATCAATAGACAGCACCATCACCACATCTTGGAACTTGTCCCGCACAAAGCTGGCAATAATTTCAGCCCACGAAGCAGAAGTAATAAACTTATTCACTATCTCAATAGCCTTAAGTCCATACTTTCTGATGCTGGGATGATTAGAAGCAGACTGTTCCACCACCTGCTGTGACTGAGACTTGACATTGATCGGCACGCCAGCAATAGAAGTAAAATAACCCAACTTGGTCACAGCATTACTCCCCTCCAAGTATAACAAATCACCAATGCCTACATCATCACTAGCGCTAATCACCAGCTGAGCACCAAACGGCGTCGGCTCCCACAGATCAATCGTAGCCAGCGGAGTGTCCTCAAAATCAATCAAAGCGATAAGAGGATATCTGATATCAACCGCAGGAGTTTGACTATACTTCACATCAAACACCTTGGTTTCACGTACCTTCGTCGTCTCCCCGTCCACCACAGCAGTATGCGCAGCAGCAGTAGTGCCAAACATCCCCCTAGTAATCCCCTCAAAAGAATAAAGAGTTCTACTATTATACTGCATAATTTCATCATCAACCCGTAAATATCCAGAATCATACCAAGGGAACTCGCCCTGAGTCGTCGTAACAGACATGCTCGTCTGAGAGGAGGTCATATTCGCTGAGAGGCCCGCCACAACCATCGTAGTGGGGCTGGGCGGCCTCCAAATGCCCTGACGGCCCGCCGCCTCAATCGTGGGATTGTTAACTGTCACAGTCACCTTATTCGCCTGCAGGTCAATTGGCGTACTCCCGCCCACAATGAAAGAATCATCAGAGATGGTCTTCTGCACCGTGCTGTGTCTATCAATGAAAGATTCATAGAGCCGGTTGTAATGATGATAGTTAAACTTGTTATTCTCATCAAAATAAAACATCCCCAAATCGGCCGTAGCTATCTCCTGCATGAGATTGAAGGCATCAGTATCGTTGCCCCACAAGTAGTCATACTTGATCAATTCGACCATACTAATCACATAGTAGCTCTCCAAAACCTCCGCCGCAGTCAATGCCTGATTATAGACAGCCATCTGGTCAAACTTGCCATCAAAATAATAATCAGCAGATGAGCCAGAAGAAGTATCAGAAGACTTGCCAACCAAGAAATCCTGACTCGCCCAAGACGCATGCCCGCTGCCAGTATCGGTCCCCTTCAACACGCCATTAACATAATAACTCAGCGTCGTTCCATCATACGTGGCAACGACATGAGTCCATTTCGTCTGAGCAAAGGCACTGCTATCTGTAATGGACACAGACAACGTTTGCGAACCATCTCTCAGGTACACCCCGTTACCAGCAGTCGTGTAGAAAAGCCCTACACCCTTGGTGGCACTATTAGCATCATCTATGTTGCCCGCATAAACCCCCTTGCCTCCAATGGCGGCATCAAACTGAGCTAGCGCCTCTATAGAGTATGCGCCCGTATAATTAGCAGACGTTGAAGATGCCAGATTGTATGAAACATCGTAGGGGATCTTGACATGCTGGTAGTTGGCGTTGCTTGTATTGTTGAATATAACAGACTCATTGCTGGAGTCGGAAACCACGCCGCCCGCCTCCCCCAAACGCACAGAAGAAGAAGAGTTAAGATACACACCATGATTATAGTGATCATTGTCATACGCTGTACCGTACGTCTCCCTCACGCCGATATTATCCCTAGCCGCCACAAGTGACGTATCAGATGTCGGCACATTGCTCCAAGAAGTTCCACCGTTAGTAGAATACTGCCACACCAACTTTTGCGTTCCATACCAATGATAATAGTCGATTTCTATCTGATAGGGCGCATTCTGACGCAGCGTGCCAACATCTACATCATACACACTATCAGTATTATAAGGCGTATCTACATTAGAATATTCATCAACAATCATTACATCGTTCATTTTAACCCTAATACCGCCATTTTGAATAGTGAATCTAAACCTAACATTGCCAGAAGACGGAGAAATATAAAACGTATTAAACCGTGCATTAATGTAATAAGGATAACCACCAGAAGTCTGCCCAGAAGTAAAAACATTCGAGGAGCCATTATTAAGACCATTGATTGTTAGAGCGTTAGTTGACGAACTCACCACCTCTCTAGTATTAGGCGAGGCAGCAAAGTTAATCTGTTTCACAGTATCACGTAAAGCGTTATACTCAATATCAATATCTGCAATAGGCTTCCAACGATCCTGCTCCTTATTCCACCAATTCGCCCACACCCCATCATCTGCAGTATTTGAAACAATTGTTTCATTAAACGGATTGCTATCTGTAAACCTCAAGTGAACAACGCCGCCCTTATCGACAACCTCATCTTCAAACCGCTTAAGATAATCAACATCGGCCTTAGGGAAATTAGACTTCAAGGCTAGATCAGTCACAGCCCGACCGGCCAGCACATCCTCAATCAAAAACCCATCATCAATCAGCAACTCAGAAAGAAACTTTGTATAATCTCTAAACTGCCCCTGTATATGCATACCGGCAGAAATGTTCCAATTGTCAACCCAGAAAGTGCCATATGGCACATACTCATAAGTTTCAGTATCCTCATCAACCAGCACACCCATATCGACCACAATCCGCAGATCCTTCCTAACATACTTACCGACACCCGCCGTAGCGAACGGACTAAACCTGCTAGAGGTGTTATCTAAACTAAACGTGCCAGAGTTAGCCGCTGTTGCACCGATGGGCAAAGAACTATCATGAATCGTATGAACCTTATTGACATTCAAAGCAGTAAGATACGGTGTAACATCCTCTCTATATATCGGTGAAATCTCATTGAAGCGTGCATGATCATCCTTATTTCGTGTAGCCAAAGCAGTCACCCGCACACCAATAAGGTCAAAATAATCACCGGCATTAATCTCAGACTCGTAGAAATACGACCCAGCAGCAATACTCGCTGACGCATCATGAACAGTCCAAGTGGACGCCCCAGCCTTCTTGTACTCAACCTTAATGCTACTGACCTGACCATAAAACTCTGAAGTGTTCACCCTGATGTGTGTCACTCTTGCAGAATCAAATACAAGCTGAACATGTGGCTCTGACCCGCTGGCGAACGTTCCATCTGTGGCACTAGACCTGCTGGCGCTCCACCATCCATACTCATACCTGCCTTTATTCTCATCAGGCATAGCAGCCCACCTGCCGTCAGCACGAATCGTTTGACCATTAACATCCAAAGCACCGCACACCCCCCACAAGTACGACTGACGTTCAAAGCCATTGACCGACTGCGCGGGGTCAAAGAAATGCCCTATACCGCCCCTAGCGCTGCTAGAGTGAGCATCATTGGTTGTCGCCTGAACGGATTGCACCTCCCCGCCAGACGTATACTCCAAGTGGCGACTATCCAACCAGTCAATCACCACCCTCGCCTTCGTTGACAATACGGAGCTGTCTATTGCATCAGTAAAAGCAGTCGAAAGAGTGCTACCGTCAGTGTTAGTAGTTATCATAGCTCCACCAAATTCATAGTTACGTTATACAACACGCCACCAGCAGAATTACGGCGCATCACCAACGACTCGCTATACTTTTCTGCATACATGCTGTGCTGTGTATAGCCTGTGCCGTCAGACTTCTTAATGTACAGCGTCAAAGCCTTCTTGCTCGATGCTAGCGACTTCAACTCCACACGCCCTCTACGCCCATCATATGTGTCTACAGAGGTGTCTGGAAGATTAGTCCAATTCAATGATACCGCAACTTTAGCGGTATTGCGTGGATAGTAGTGCCTACTGTATCCGCTCGTAGTACTGAGACTCTTAGCACCAATCTGCTTCACACTAAGACTAGCCTTACGTCCATGATCAGTAACCGCAAAATCGTTGATCATAATATACGGCCTATCACTCCATGAACCGTAAATCGTAAGACTAGCAGCCCCCGTGCCAGAGATCGAAGCATCGCCGGTTACAACAGCCATTATAGACCCTCAAAAGTGATAGAAACATCATAATAATAGCAACCATTGCTCTCATCCCTGCGCAGCAAAGACTCATTATAGCTTACAACCCTAGACATCTTGCTAGTGTAGTCAAAATCTGACTGATCTGAAGTGTAGTTCGGTAGGTGCTCAACTAGAACGTTCTTATCTAAAGTAGCCAAAGAATACAAGTAGTCCCGCCCCTCCTTGCCATCCACAGTCATGCTGCTTGGTCCTGGGAGATATGTGAAATTAAGAGTATGTTTCTCAGGTGTGCGAATATAGTACCGCTTACTCGAACCGGAAGCTAGGGGAACATTTTTTGCGATAGGGTCAGACCCAGATGCGAACTTACGATTATGAGCAGTAACATCACGACCATTAACTTTAAACAGAGACTTAGCGACATGCTTACCACCACCCCTGGCTCTGTCTGTGGAATCTACAGCATCGACAGTCGCAGCAGAATGTATGAAAGCACTAGCAGCAACTAAAGCCATCAGACACGCCCCCTCCTGTTGTTGTCAGCCATAGAGCTAATCCTTCTAGAATCAAGCCCCTTACTACGCTCATGCCTAGGAGCAACACTTACATTGTAATCACTCATCATACCCTCAAACCACTCAGGCTGGCCTATAAAGTTATCTACATAGATATTAACCCCACTAGCGCCGCCGCCCTCATAATTGCGTTCACTATTCATAGCCTCAAGGTTAGATAGGCCAACATTCTGAACCGCCTTAGCGTTCATGACATACTCACCACCATGAGCCAAAATAGGAACCGTTGCTGATCGGAACCCATTTAGATAACGACCATACTGCGCCTTGATCGCGCCACCATTAAATCTAGAGCCATAATATTCACCATATCCAACAAAGTCACTATAGTCACTATCTGTCCTACCAGAGAATCGTGGATCATTAGGATCATAGCCATACCTCTGATAATAGACGCCACTATCCGGGCCAGCAAATGGATCCACAGCACGAAAAGCCTCTCTGAATGAAGATTGTGGTATCACAGCACGAAAAGCCTCACTGAATGAAGATTCTAGGAACGTCTGAGGATTGTCCTGCAGCCACTTATTGGCAAATATAATTTCAGGATTGACAGCGCTGCTTACAGTATACTCGTCCATAGCATCATCAATCATCCCCCTAGCTATCTTCAACTGCTCAATAATGTGAGGAATGGCATCATCCATGAACCCGGTCATCCAGCCCTGAGCGATCAAGTCCCACTCAATAGATGACTTCCATTCTTCATTTACAAGATCAAATATCCTCTGGAACGGCTCTAGCGGATCGAACTCAAGGAACTTCAGCAGCCAATCGCTAGTGGCCTCCGTCAACGACGCTGATACCTCTGTCTTCTTCTCATCGATAGTCCCCTTGAGATTGTCGAAGGTGGTGACAAAATGCAGCGTGGCCCCATCAGAGACAATCCCTATATCGGCAAACATTTCACGGAACCTGCTGCCAAGCTCAGTGTCGATAATAGTCGCAAACTCCTTCAAGCTAGTTGCGCCAGCAGCATCTTCGCCAAAAGCAGTCTCTAGGCCGGTAGTAACAGTGGTGTTGAGGTCAGCCAACCATGTCTGCAATTCCTCATTAGTAGCAGGAAGATCCTCAAGCTTGGCATCCAGAGTTTCCTTAAGCTTTCCACGCTCAACCTTGAGGCGCTCCCTCTCAAGCTTCTGCTCGTCCTTGATGGTGTCCATTACACCTTGACGCTTCCTGTCTAACAAGTAGGCAGCGCGCCCCTTATCCAGACCAGAAATAGACTCTTGTGACTTGGCCTTTGTTAGACCAAACTTCACAGACAAATTGCGTGCATCCTCCACGCGCCCCTCATACAAAGCCAACGCCCTATTGCGCAAGAAGTTCTCTGTATCTAGAGCCATCTTGTTTACCAAGGCGCGGCGATCACTCTCATACTTAACTGTCTTAGTGAGCTCCTTCTCAGCCTCAATGACGCCCTGAATAGCCTCAATACGAGTATCGTAGGCAGACAAATAGACACTCACATATGCATCAAACGACTTCATTCCAGAATTGACAAGATCGCTAAGCTCCTTCTTCAATCGAGACTTAACCTTTCCTACAAAAGTGTTAAACGCATTCTGCATCGATTCAGAAATTTCTTCCTGAATCTGGACGCCCAAAGGCTTGACATTAACGTCCTCAAAGGCGAGATCCAAAGCCCCAGGCAGATTTTCGTCCACCTCTTCGGCCACGGCTTCTCCGAGACCGAGGCCGCTAGAGAACATGCCCTCCAAAGCGCCTCTGACTTTCCGTGCCATGTCAAAGCCAACTATAGCCTCCAGCCCCTCAGACATCTTATCCAATACGACATCAACACCATGACCGACCGCGCCCACGACTTTGCCAAGATCATCGTTGATAAAGTTCTTTATTCCATCACGGCCTTGCTGAACCTTATCAAAGAACTTATCGGCCCCCGCCTCTATGCCACTTATATCATCAGCAATCCTGAAATCAAAACTCCACCCCATACCTATCTTGTCTAAGGCGCCACCAAGGTCGTCCACCCAGCTAAAGATTTTATTTATTAATGGCCGAGCAGTCTTAACAGCCCACAAAACAGCCTCAACCAGCTTCCTCATGGACCCAATAACGAAATTCAAAACCCCATCTATAACAAACCATATACCCTTGAAGACAGGAACCACAGCATGCTCAAGCAATCCGAAAAAGACCTTACCGATCCATTTGACTATAGTCACCAATATTCTAGTTCTCACGATAAAGGAATCAAGCAGGAACTCCAAGACCTTTACAATCCAATAAACCACATCTGTGATTGTCTTAGAGATCTTTGTCCAATTTCGCCCCAGCACCCCCAACGCCGCACCAACCCTATCCGCAACCTTCTTAACAATCGTCAAGAAGAACCGAATAATGGGAGGCAGCAAGGTTTGCATAACAAATCGAACGATCTTTGCGAAGCCCATAAAGATATCAGCAACCTTCTGAATAGCACTGCCGACCACATCCATACTATCTGCGGTCTTGGCAGATCCCTTTTCTGTCTTGCCGCCAAAGATCTCACCAAAGATATCAAAGAAAATCTTACCAACAGACACAAAAGCATCCTTCAGCACAGCCAGCGCCCCTGTAAATGTCGATAGAGACTTCTTGCCAGCCTCTTTAAACATATCCAGATTGGTTACAACATAAGCAATCACGCTACCGAGGATCAAGAAAATTGCCATGATGCCGGAAGAAATCATCGCAACTTTAACCGCCTTGATAGCCCCCATAAACGCTATTCTAAATATCGATGCAGAAATAATTGCATCCAGTCTAATAGCCTTAAACGCAGACTTGAAGGGATGTTCCCGAAATTGTCGAAACGCCTTATCCATCTTGCCTGCAGCGTCGTACGCTGATAGTGCAAACTTATCGCTAAAGTGATCCGCCACTCCGCTTATCTTGCGACTCCAAGCAACAGCCATTTCAGCAGGGTTCGGGAACTTGGCGCCCGTAAACCTGCCGCCAGCGTCCCTCTTCATCAACAGAGGTTGTCTTGCATGCTTACCCACCTGAGCGGAAGCCAGACGCCGCAAAGACTTCTTTGCATCAATTGAACCAGCCTTAATCCTAGCAAAGAATCTATCAAACTGGCCGGATGTCTTACGGAACATCCTCGTCAGGCTACCCTCAGCCTGAACACTGGCAGCTGAGACAGTCTTAGCGCTCTGCTTGGATACAGTCTCAACATCCACAATATGAGATGCATATCTAGACATAGAAATGGAAGGATCATGCTTTAAAGCTGACATTGTGGCAGCAGCAGTACTACGCAAGTTACCCAGCCCAGACGCCGCCGTTTTAGCCTTCCTGCCAGTTTCCACCAAAGCAGTACCAACCTGCCTCAATACAGGAAGCTTCTCACCGGCAGCAGCCTTAGCAACAATCATACTCATAGTGACTGCCTTCATCTTTGGCAAGAAGGTAGCAAACACACGACCAACACTGCCGATGATGTTGCCAACTTGACCCATGGAGAAAGCCACGGGTCCTAAGACAGCGAGAAATGCAGCAAAGACCATAATAGCCTGCTTTGTAGTGGGGCTTAAATCAGCCAACCATTCAGCCAGCTTCTGAATAGCCGGAATCAGCGTATCCCTAACGGAATTGAAGAACGTAGCACCCAACTCTTGCATAGCAAGCTTAATATCATTACGCATCCTCTGCATAACAGCAGCAGGACCCTTCATGACCAAGTTGTACTCGTCTACAAACGTCTTTCCCGCCTCAGTGGCGCCCATAAAGTCAATAATCAAAGATTTAAGCGGTGGAGATAGATCCTGCAATGCTGTAGACATAATGCCAGCAGTAGTAGTGTTCTCATCGAACCCCTGACTTGCATCACCCAGACCCTGATCAAACTCGATAATATCCTGCCTGAATTTGTTGATTACCTCATCAGTAGCAAACGCATTCTTAATTCTGTCTTCAAGCTCCTCAAGATTCTCTACACCGCCTATGACATCCGCAAGACCAGTGGCGCCGCCTTTGCGCAACTGACGCTGCATGGCGGCCACCGACTGCGTGAACCCCTCCATGCCGCGCATAGCAGCAAACATACGGCTAGCCTGACGCTTACCAACCAACTCGCCCAAATAAGTAATCGCAGCCTTTTGGCCAGCATGCCTGTTTATTAGATTCAGGTTCTCAGCAAGGTTAAATAGGAGCATGTTACCCATGCCAAGATCAACATTAAAGTCGCTCCACCGAGACCCCATATCTTCAGCCATATTACGAACCTTGGCTGTCGGATTAATCATCCTCTGGAGAGAGAACTTCAAAGCGTGGGCCGACTCTGTGGCATCCAGACCAACTTCCTTCATGTTCGCCATTACGCCAGACAAAAACACAAGATCCACACCAGCAGCAACAGCAGCAGGAGAAACCTGCGGGAACGCTTCTGCCAAATCCCTCAACGACAGAGCAGTGGTGTTCTCCATCATATTAAACTTAGCCAGCAGGCCAGATACCTGTCTAATCCTGTCGCCAAGGGGATCCATCTGCTTAATCAAGCCAGCCAAGTTGGCAATAAAGTCCCTGCCGACCTCGACAGAAACCTCACCAACCTTCTCAAGCTTAAGAGCAAGGCCTGCATACTCAACAGCAAGATCAGACAGCTTATCTTCTGTACCGCCGCCAAGGAGGGCCTTGCCCATCTGAGCGAAGTCAGAAGTTAGACCGGCAACAATAGATGATGACGCCCCAAGGGCGGAAGACAGATCAAGAATTTTATCCTTAAGTGCGTCAGCAGATGGGCCAGAAATATCCAAAATCTTCTTAGTCCTGACAAACTGGCGCTCAAAGCTCTCAAACGACTGCATCATAAAGCGCAACGCAATACCAATAGGAGCAGTAACACCGACCATCATCTGACGCCCCAACCACTGCATGTTCTTAGCAGCAGATGTAGCGTTGCGAGATACGTTTCTAAGATCGGTGCCCAGCTTACGTAGAGGCAGTTTTCTTAAATCAAAACGCAGTTTGGTAATCTCTCTAGAATATGCCCGCCACGCCTGAGTGCCGCGCTGCGTTTGACCACGCATCGTCTTCATGCCAGCAACCTGACCCTTAATGTCACGCTTAAAGATCTTCTGGTTTCTAGCCAGCATCTTCAGGCTCTGTGCTTCGCCAACAAAAGCCTTGTTCAGCTCTTTAGCGGCACCAGTCAGCCTGGGGAATTGAGATGTTAAACCCTTGGCAGAATCCTCAAGTACAGCGATGCCTTTATCAAGTTTAAGCACCTGAGACTTAAGCTGGCCCAGCTCATTCAGCCCGCCAACATTAACTCTAAATTCTAGATTTGCTCCGCCTGTTTCTGCCATATTTCACACCTATACCATTATCCCACCTATTGGCTTTCATAACCAAGCCCGATGGGTAGATGTGAAATCGTAAACTCGCTGTCCAGAGCCATATCTGACGAAGAACCAGATGATGTTTCCAAATCAGTCATAGACTGATACTCGCCTATACCCTCACCAGTTACAACCTGAGCAAGCAGATCGTAATCTGCATGCTTCTTGCTGCGTATCATATCTACAATATGAATCAGCTCTGGAAACGTTAATATGTTCTCTATGTCATCGATGCTTTTCCAAACACCGACAGTAACAAAGGCCTCTAAAACAAGGTGGTGGAGAGGGAAGGTACTCCACTGAAACGGTGTACCATCATTTCCCTCTCCACCTACTCGTTTGGGGCTTCGTCAACCTCGTTGCCCATGCTTGCAGCCATCAGAGCGGCAAAGCATCGCAAGTCTAAAGCGTCCTCAAGGGCTTCATTATCGTTAGCCAAATCAGGATCTACCTTTTGCAATGCAATAGATGATGCGAGGACCATATTGTCAATGTCCTCATCGGATAGACCAGAATCATCTTCAACATTAAGCTTATCAGCTACGGTCATAAACTTCCGTAACTGCCTAATGGTCAAAGGATGAATGGTCCTCTCCACACCATCCGCAAAAATAACATCCTGACCTCTCCTGAGGTCTTTGTTTGTTGCAGCCATTTACTTTTCACACCTTTCATTCGTGATAACATCATGCTATCAGATATTCCAAGGAATATCAACCCGAACCGCCAAATTGTTTAGCTGTTCGCTGTTACATCAATAATCTTGCCATACTCGTAGTTGGTATCCGAGCTATTCGGCAGAATACGAAATTCTACCGGAAACGCTACAGCCTCAGCCCGCTTCATTGAATGAGAGCTTGCCGAATACGATACAGCGCGCTTCGTTTGGAAGATGCGCTTTAGCGTAGTGTTAGCAGTTGTGCCGGGAGCGTTACCAGTAATCTGAAGTACCTTCTCATACGGGTAAACGTTCTCAATACCAAACTTAAATGTCCGCGTAGCAGAAGCACCAGAAACCGTATCCAAGTTGGTTACGATATCTGCAGTTGTGCTATCTGTAGCGGCAACCGTTGATGAATAGTTCCATGCGTGGGCAAGGTTCTGAAGCGTTGCTTCGGCAAGGGTCGTCTTGACCATCACCTTAACCCTCGACTGGATGACCTTGGCGGCATCGCCAAACTGATCAACCTCTACGTCAACCATGTCCGGCTCCCATGAAAGCTCAACGCCATCCATAGTAGCACCAACGTCAGTTAGGGCACTAAAAGCCGTTCCCGACTCGCCCAGCTCGACGGTAGCCTCACCAACGACAATATTTGCAGTTGTAATTGCCATTATTTTCCTCCTAAATTATTCAAGAATGAACATGCGCTTACCACGCTTGTCCCTCCATTTTGCTATTTTCTGTGCGTGCTCTAAGAGCACTTCGTCCTTACGACTCCCCACCCCTACAGCGTTTTGCCACTCAAACTCATACTGAGTGCCGCCAATACGGGCAGTAAAGCCAGAGGCCTTTCCCACATATGTAATAGCAGTATACCTTATTTTCATTTCTATTGCGAATACTATCCCGCTACATACATGACGGAAAAGTCCAATTGGACAGAGTACCAGCCCTCCTTTTCAAGAGGTTGGTTAGACCTAGACCCTATCAGCCTAGATCCCAGAACTCGATTAGTAGTGTTATTTACATTAACCGTGGATGTAACAGTAGTATCGGTCCCAGGACCCCTTGGCCCGCCACCTGTATCAAACATACTAATAATTTTATTACTTATCCTGAAGCATCGATCTGCATCAGAATCGTAAATAACGTAGCGCAACGTATCTTCCCTTAGAAGGTAGGCGCTAGACGCTATGTGGCCCGGAAGCCAGTAATATACTATAAATGGGGGCTTTTGATCATTCGGAGCCACCATAGGAAAGATCTTGACAGTCTTACCGGCAATTTCCTTCATCCCATAGTTTCGCTTAAGCTCATCGTTAAAATCGTAAGCAATTATCTGATCGCTATAGTCTGGCACCGGCCACCTCCGCTGTAACGGACTTTGAGACCTCTTCAGCAAGATTAGACATCTCAGATGCCACTATCTTCTGAATACCATCAATAACGGACTTTACACCGCCATCAGACACATTATTATAACTCATCTCGCCACTCATGCCGCCACTGTCATCAAAATCCATGCTAGCAGTAGAAACAATATAGGCTCCATACTGGCTTGTACCAGAAATTATAAGGTGTAAACTTGTTAAATCAACAGTATGGCTCACAGACAAATGACTGGCCTGCTCAGGGAAATGCTCATGAATGAGACTCTCAACATTCTTAGCAGCAGAATCGCCGTGAGCAGCTATAGCCGAATACACTATGATATTGGACCCCTGGAGGCGCCTAGCCATACTCTTCAGAGCATGAGCGCCCTTAATGTCTATCTTTACCATTACTTAGACTCCACAACAACACGTGCTTTAACATGAAGATGATTCAATCTACCTGAATACCCCGGCCTTTTTACAATAGACACAATTTCCAAAGGACCAGCCTCTAAAACATTGCCATGACTATCACGGATATTATACAACCTCGAATCATAAGTAATCTTATCTTCAAAATGCCGAGGAATGTGAACACCATACTCAGCATTCTCAGTCACATAAGGGGCAGTCTTTCTTACAGTACCCACCGGCGCTACATGAGCATTAATCGTTCTACTGAAATAGTAGTCAGGAACAACCTGCCCGGATGCACTCTCAGACTCGCTATAGAAATGCACATCTACCATGTGTGGGAAACGCATAAAGGTTTGAAAAGACACTTAGCTCACCCCACATAATCCATTACATATAAAGTATAATCCATCAAAAGAATGTCGGCGTCTACATTGCCAGTAGAGCCAAAGTAATCACCATCAAACCTATACCGAGTAGAGTCCATAGCAACATAGTTAACACGATGACGCCTAAACTCCACATCATCATTCATCAAGTCCAGAATCAGCAACTCCGCAGCATTTAAAACGTTGCTAGGGACATAACGCCAGCCAAAACTGCCAGTCACCTTGTAATCAGACTTACTATTAAACTTATTAGAATAGGTCCTAGCAATGTAGCTCTTCCTGGTATCAGAAACCTTATTCTTGAATCTGATCGAATACGATGAGCCGAAATTCCCCATAGAATTAAACTTTTCTAAATTACTCAATGTAGAGTCAGAACTATCATGAATAGTCTCAGCATCGCTATCCCCCGAATCAGCCACAACGGTTGTCAACGTATCCATAGGATAAGGCAGCCTCAAATAACGGTTATCTGTGCCATCAATAATGAAACTCTTACTTCCATAATAATCAAAAGTCTGGCCGCAAAACGTGTTAATGATCCTTCTGGCCTTCTTCTCCAGATCATCAAATTTGGCCCCGTAGTTTGCCTGCATATCAGAATTATTAGAAAAGAACTGCGCTGATGTTATATAAGGAGTGTAAACATTCATATACGACTCGCTTGTATACGCAACTGAACTAATAGAATATGAAAAAACCACTTTATGAACCCCACCTTGAGACAATACGTAATTGTTGGAATTAGTCGCAGATTCACCATACGTAATAGTATAAGTACCAGCAGCCGTGCGTGTACACGCAGTAGAAGCCTGCACCACACTACTGTCATCAAATTCGTGGTACAAGGTAGCGTTGACTGTATTGCTGTCTGGATCTGCACCCAACGACAACGTTACAACCTTACTGGTATTAATCTTTACGTCATCCATCGACTTTCCTCTAACAAGATTATACCACTACAGACATCTAATAGCTAACAGAGCTAGCCGTCTACCTCAAGGTAAATGCATTCCCCTGGGCACTCGTCGGCAGCGTCAATAGCATTCTCCAACTCGCCGTCAGGAACTGTGGCGAGTCCATCAGCCATTCGATATACCGGCCTTGTTTGATAGTTTGGACCAAATATCGTATCCCAATGTGCTTCCTTCACATAAGCCAAGCCATCATCATGCATTTGAAATATAGCAGGACAGATCTCCTCACACAGTCCATCGCCGGTACATAAGTCCTGATCAATCCATACCTTCACTAAACCCGCCTCTTATCTCATCGACCAGCCCAATAGAAAGACACTCGTCTGCATCCAACCACCAATCTTTACGATGCCAGTTCCTCTTAATCTTTTGAGGAGTCAGCTTAGAATTAGCACAAAAGATAGCGATAATTCTTCTCTCGATCCTCTTAACCCACTCAACTTCATCTTCGATCTCAAAAGTTTTTCCTGCCGCACCAAAAGCGGCCCTATGAATCATATACCAAGCCTCAGCAGACATCCATCTATGATCACCGGCCTGAACAAGGATGCTGCCCATACTCGCAGCCATACCAGTAGCACCTGTTGTTATACGATGCCCTTGATTCGCAAGAGACCTTATATAATCGAACAATGCAAGCCCGGAGATTACAGCGCCACCCGGAGAATAAAATATGACCTCAATATCACACCCCGGATCGAGGCGAGACCATTGAGTCAACTTCTTCATACACCTCTCAACACTGCCACCATCAACACCGCCAACAAACCGGTAAATATGGTGAAACTCATCACCAGCAGCACGATTATCAGCAGCATTCTCAGCCTGATCAACCTCAATGTGCTCTAAACGAACACTCAACTCAGCCTGATCCGCCTCAGCATTTGCTTTACGAGCCTCAGCCAAAGCCTTCTCGGCCTCAGCAGCAGCCTTCTTAGCTTCAGCTTCAGCCTTAGCAACATTAGCGTTTCTTTCTTCATCAGAAAGGGATTCATCATCACTCATAAAATCACCCCACACCTACATGATAGCAGTAACAAGATCATAAATCCAGAGACAAATAATGACAGTGGCTGGGATGATGCTCCACAAAAATAGCTTTCTCTGAATAAGAGAATGCCGGCCACCCATCTACAACCAGAGCGCCTTCCAAGTATTAGGACCAACCACCCCATCAGATTTCAGCCCAGACGCCCTCTGAAGCGATCTGACGGCCTTCCGAGTTTTCCGGCCAAAGATACCATCAGGGATGCCAGCATCGTGCCCAGCGGCCCCTAAACGGCTCTGAAGGCACTTCACGCGGTCTGACCGTTCCTTAATGCGAATCGGTGACTCTTTAACCTGTTTTTCAAGATCATTCAGGTACTCAAAAACCCCCGCCCAATCAACCTTATATTCACGAGTAGCACACTTGTCCTCAACCACCAAAGGAGCATCAAACCAATCGTCGCCATCTCTAGGCTGATGGTGCCACCACTCGCTTTCAACAGTAGGATAAAGACCATAAGACTTGGCTATATTGCTGACCTCCCACTGCTTCAACCCGCCACCAATAAGCCTAAAGTCCACAGCATAACAAAAACCATCATCTTGCACCTGATGGAAACTTCCCTTAAAAAACCCATCCGGGCGATTCCAATCAGGATTAGCAGCAAGATTCCCCCTACCAGACTTATAGCGGTCATAAAACCACTTCTGCTGAGCATACGTCCTGCAGGCAGAAACCACAGAAACCCGTCCCTTAATGCGAGCATCAGCAAAAAAAGCATCCAACCGCAACTTAAAACGAGGATGCAACAAGCTTAGATCAACATTAGAACCAGTGACAGGAATCATCACTCATTCTCTTCTTCCTGCTCAGCCAACTTCAACTGCTGCTTAGCGACAAGAACACGCAAAGCAGCCAGCTCCAACTGAACCTTACCCTCGGGGGTGTTGTTCAACTCAGCAAAGATCTCCTCTGCCGTAGGATTCAAATTATCACTCATAGCCATCATCTCCTATCTCTTCAGATACATCTCTCACAGGAAGCCAACCCATAATACGCAACTCACGATTCTCAGCACGAAGCATCCAGACCTCATTCATGACCCAATCTAACGCCTCGATGGCCTCATCCCTTTCAGAAATATCGACCCCTCTATGGTGATCCCTGTACATTTCAATTAGCAACCGCAACTTGCTTTTAACACTAACCCATCTGGGGTTACAGACACAAATAGTGCCCAGCATGCCCTCATTAAACGGGCCAAAATCGCCCCAATACAAAACGCCGCCACAATCGGTGCAATCAGTTGGTAGCTCTCTGCCCATCAGAATCCCTTCTTACAATAGAACAGTCTACCACTATTGCTCTAGGGATTCAACCTCATCCGCCAACTTTCTCAACCGGCTAGCAATCGACTCATCGCCGGGATTGTTTCTAACATCCTCAATCGGATCAGGCCTTGCAGGAACAACCGGTTCCGGCGGGGGCTCAGGAGCCGACATGTCATCCAATCTATATGAATCAATATCTATCGCCATATTGAAAGGAGACTTCATCCACCCGCCATAATAGCCATCCAACCAAGCCAAAGTAATCTCCGTTTCATCACCAACAGAAATATCGTGCTGCGTCCATGCACCGCTGTCTAGTCTGCACTTGACAAAACCAGCATCCAAATCCGCTTCAACCTGAAAAAAAGCGTGCGGATGGCCAACCTTAATAGAACCCACCTTTATAGAATCACCCCAAGCCTTCTTCTGACCGGCATGATAAACATACATACCCAAAGGAAGCTCCCCGTTCTTAGTCTTACCAAACCATGTACGAAACGAGAAACCATTATCAACCGGCTTGCGATTACCATGAGCATAAGACCTGCCCTGATCATCCTTCCAGCGTAAATCGGCAAACCCCACAAACTTCCCAGTCGAATTGCTGTTCCAATTAGAAGCAACCCTAACCCAATACCCCATCTTAATGTGGCGGGTAGGATCAATATCCTTCCTTAAATCGCTTCCATAATGAGAACCCTGCCGGAAAAGAATCCTCAACCCAGTTTGTCCATCATGAGAACTCGAAGTCGTATAGGCATTATGGGCCTTACCAGTCCAACCGTTAAGCCAATCACCCTCAAATTTTTCATGAATAATATTTTTCATAGCACCACCTAGGGAGTCCGCTCCACCCACGACTGCGAGGGTTCATCCCATACCCTGCCATCTTCTGGATTGGGGACGGGAGCCTCCCACATACTTTCTTCATTCAAACTCCACGACGGGAACGGTTGCGGGGTATGCAGTAGCCATAGTTGCTCCTTACCTTAGATTCTTCAAGTTCCGACCTCAACCCATGAGGTCGTGTCCTCGTCCCACTCGTAGAACGGTGTCTGCGGGCCGTCTTCGGTGAACACGCCGGGGTACGGAAGGGGCGGCTGCCACATTCCATGCTCGTCGTTCCAGATCCATGACGGGTACGGACTGTCAGGCTTGACCCATGAGGTCGAGTCCTCGTCCCAGATGTAGCCATCGTTTGTGCGGGGGGTGGGCGGCTCCCACTCGTAGCCGTCACTCAGAACCCACGACGGGTAGGGCTGTGGGGCTTTGAAGCCCGTGCCATCCCATGAGTGACCGATGCCTGCGAAGTTCAAGTGGAGCGGGTTGCCGCCGTCAGGTTCTCCGTCCTCGCCGTAGTGGACGCCTCCATGTGTCCAGTACGAGGTCTGAATCCATGTGCCGCCGAGGCCGAGGTCGTCGGCTAGGTACTCCTGCCCACGGTGTTCCTCGTCGTTTGGGACAGCGAGAACCCGTAGGACGATGTTGTCGGAACCGATTTCTGCGAAGTGCGCCATGAGTCCTCCTAGGTGAGCCAGCGCAGTTCGACCACGCCGGAGCCACCGGTTCCGCCGTAGAGGCTGGTGTTGTACCTGCCGTGGCAGCCACCACCGCCGCCCGTGTTCGTCCCGCCATACGGGTTGGTGGTCTGGGCAAAGTTTCCGGCGCCGTACTTTTGGTTGGCAGTGTTCGTCGTGTCGTTACCGGTGCCGTTCCCGTCGCTGCCTCCGCCCTTCTTCGTGTACCAATTGCCCCACCAGTCCCGGTAACCCGATCCGCCGCCGCCAGCGACCTCGTAGTCGCTGCTGGTGTACGTCATCGTGGTCCCGATGCCGCCATCAGCGGAGGAACCCGTTCCACCGGCAGCGCCAGCACCGCCTCCACCGCCGCCCCCGTTCGCGATGGGGTAGTACCCGGACTGTCCGTTTCCGCCGTCGTTGCCTTCACCGGCATTACCGGAGCCGCCGGACTGGATGCCTCCGCCTTGGTCGCCGCCGCCGCCACCAGAACCGCCGTCATTACCGGGACCGCTACCGCCCCCGCCCCCGCCTTCGGTGGAGTTACTGCCACACACAGAGTCGCTGCCATCGGTGCCGGTGTTGGCGTTGTTACTACCGGCACCTCCGGCACCAATCGTGATGGTGTGTGTGCCGTTAGCCATCGTCTGACTGGTGAACTGTTTGGAACCGCCGCCGCCGCCTCCACCGTGGCCGCCGTCATAGCCACAACCGCCGCCCCCGCCAGCGGTGATGTGCTGGTCGAACGTCTTGCTGGTCGTGTTCGACGTAATGACGAACGTGCCGCTACTCGTCCACCTGACCCATGAGTAGGAGCCGTCGGTCCCGTTGGTGTACGAACCCGTGGCCGACCAAGCGACTGCCGGGTCTGCGCCAGTGGCGAGGCTCGGCTCGTTGCCGTAGGCGCCAGCGCCCTTCTCGTTGATTGCCGCCACCCGGTAGTAGTAGGTGGTGCTGGCCGACAGGCCGGTGTCGCTGTACGTCGTAGCGGTCGAGCCGGTGTTGGCAACCTCGTCGGACCATGACGATCCGTTGGTTGAGATCTGGGTCTTGTAGCCGCTGATCGTCCCGCCGCCCGTGTCGGACGGTGCCGACCATGACAGGTTGATGGCGCTATGGGCAGGGCTACCCGCCGACAGGCTGAGAGTGCCCGGAGCGCCGGGGACCTTGACGCCGCCCTGTCCGGCGACTGCGGAAAGGAGCATGGACATCAGCCGATGTTCCCGATCAGGCTCCACGCATTGGTGCCTATTTTGACGGCAGCGACGGTCGTGTACCTGTCGGCACAGGTTTTGGTGTCGTCTTTCGACGTTATGGTCGCGCCGGTGCCAGCCGCGAAGGTAAGCGTTCCCGCCCCGTTGCGCTCATAGTAGATAGTCGTACCAATCGCAAAAGCCTGAGCAGAGTCCTGTGGCAGCGTGACGGTAATACCGGTGCCGTGCGTGGTGAGAATGTATTTGTTCTCGTCCCCAAGGGCCGGGGCGTGGGTCGTACCCGATTCGGTTTCGACAGTCAGATGAGTGACAATCTGGCCGGTGACGGTGAGTTTGTCGGTGATCGAAACGTCGCCGTCGGCCACCGCTAAGGCGTCTTGACCATTGGTGCCAGTGATGGTCAGACATTCCGAAGCGGACGACCATGTGAGATTGTCCCCCGCGGTCGCTGAATAGAAAACTACGTCCTCTCCAGCGCCATCCGACCCAACGGTGAGAGTGCCGTCTGCGATGACCACGTTGCCGTCAGTGATGTCCAAGACGGTGGCTCCGTTGGTCCCTTCAAGGATCAACTTCTCTTCACTGGCATCCCACATGGCGTA